CTACTAATCTGCATTCCTTTACCATAAACAAATTCAACTTCATATAAAGAGCCATCATCTAACACTATTACACATTTTCCTTTATACATAAAGCATTGTAATATCATGGTTGATACAATCCCTTACTATTCTTAATATGAATTGCATAATGCTTACCTGCACTTTCAGCATTAGTGAATGCCTCAAAATCTCTATGCGAACAATCACCATAGCTGTAGGTCTTACCATTCTGAAAAATAATGTGCATTACATTCTTTTCATCATCATGTTCGCATGACTTAAGAAAGGAGTGGTCGGAGAAATGGTGAGTTTTCATGATTCTAACCTTTTGTAAAATTCATACACATTTGTTTCAGGTTCACATTTAACGAGTACATTAGTAAACCAATTTTGTACATATCGATAGCGCAACATTCCTTCTTCCATGTCGCTGCACTCTTTCATTTCCTTAAGAGCTATTACAATCGCTTCTTCTAACTTAGTCATTCTAACTCCTATTTGGTGCCCGTGGTCAGATTCGAACTGACAAACACAAAATTTTAAGTTTTGCTGCGTGACCAGTTAGCATACACGGGCAATTTTTATCTCTTCCAATGCTCTATTTCAACATGAAAGCCCATCATTTCAAACTTGTCAATATTAAATTTAGATTGCATATTCAAATCATAAAATATTTCCTTACAATCCATTTTCAATCCAGCTTTGAAATGCTCACTATCACGTTGATTTGCAAATGTTAACTTCATAGTCATAGGGCCAATAACATGATATCTATCGGCAAATCTACGTATGAATTGTAGACCATTCACAAAGTCGTCATTCCAATCGGTTCTCATTTAAAATGCCTCTCCCAATCACTAACCGACATTATCTCAGTTGATCTACCATTATTCAAACACCAGAAGCTAACTTTTCCAACGAATTGTCGATCTTCTTTCTTACCATAGTCTAACCTAAACTCACGCTCAATCACATCTTTATCTAAATTGTGAATGATTAAGACTACAGCTTTGTGAGTAATGAAAGCACTTAGCTTGTTATCCCAAGGACCAGACTTAGCTACATCAATGTCTTGATTTATTTCTGTCATTCTTATTTACCTATTGTTATTATTAGTTATTCTAACACCAAGGGGTAGAGCCATCAATTGCCCTACCCCTTAGCCCCGTCCAATTATCAGGTACTTAAATCAGACTTCGCGTGCAATCAATGCACCGTCATCAGGAGCAGTCCAATTACCCAACACCTGACCCTTAGTAATCGGCCGCAAGACAAACTTACGCACCGGCTTACGAATGGGACGAGTAACGGTTTCCTTGATCTTATTACCAGCGGCATCAAGTTCTGCCTTGTTACCCTTACCACGCTTGGTAACTTCAACAGTTTCAGTCTCGCCAGTAGCTTCACTGTACTTATGGTTCTGAGCACTAACCGTTGACTGCAACTTCTTAGCAGCATCAGCCTTATCGGAATTGGGCACGAAAAATGAACCGCCAACAGGCATATCAGCAAACGGATAGACAGTAGGAGCACCAGCGCCCTTACGATTACCGCGATTAGACGCAGGAACCGGAATATCAGTCATAATACCATACATAGGCTTACCTTTATTTTCTTCAGTTGGATTTGAAATATTTTTCAAGTATGCGATACCAGCATCGGTAACACGAGCCAATGCCTTGCCTTCAACAATATCAGCAGTATTAACTTCAATCAAGCCTTCAAGTGAAGCTGCTTCATTCTGCGTAACGCGATAAGCAGCCGTTTCAGGAGCCGACGCAATAGCAGTCAGCAAAACAACATTCACAGAGCTAGACTTAGCGGGCTTCTTAGCCATTTCAAGTTTCCTTTTTGTTTGTTCTAAATTCGTTCGTCATTGAACGCTTGCATTAACAACATCAAGATAAGGGATTGGTTTCAGGTGTCAACCTACTTTTTGAAAATTTCTTTCATGTTGTTATAGAAGCTCATTTCGATAGCCGCCTCTTGCAACGGTGTAAGAACATACTCACCGGGGCACGGACCAGCTAAATCATAATCATGCCCACAAACTTGACAGAACGTCACATTCTTGTACGCATCATCGCGATATGTCGATAGTTTGTGGGCATATGGCATTAAACAACACTCTTGTGTAAATAATTTCCAGCTAGAGGCAGTATTGCAGCAATAAACATAGCAGGATGCATCATTACACCAGTTACTAAACATACTCCAAACATTGTCCCCCACATAAAACCCATCGTACGTGAATAATTCATTTATTTCCAGCCTTTCGCAGCATCTATGTCAAGTGCTCTATCAATAGCTGACATTTCTTCTTTAACTTGGTAGCTGCCGTCATTGGTATTTAAATAAGAACTAGCGCCATTTTCATCACTAGGTCCGTAGGCTTCTACAGCATTTGAATTAATTCTGATAGGTTCATTGTTCGGCATTTGGGTTAGTTTTAGCCACATATTTCAGCCCCTATAGATTGTTGCTAGTCGCGAATGATGCATCACTCCACTAGCATTATGCCTAGCCTAGCCATTAGGGGAAGCACAACAGCTAAATTAAAATTATTCCTTCTTTTCAGGTGCTTCCTTCGGCACTGGAATAGCATCAGGCGCCTTAGCTTGCTGTGCTGTAAATTGCTCGCGTAGCTTCTGCAACAGCGGTACAACATCTTTGTAGGGTTGGGTTTCCAATCCCTTAGCAATTACATCCACTTCAGCAGGAGTAACCTTGAATGTAAATTCGCTAGGCTGCTGTGCATAAACAGGAACAACAAAAGCAGCAATGAAAGCGATAGGCCAGATAAGTTTATGCATTTTTAGTTTCCTTTTCGTTACAAATAACGATAACAAGAGATGTCCAAACAGGCTCATTATCAGTAAGAATTTTTACAGCCTCGTCAATACTGTTCATTTCCATATCAATTTCATATTCGTGTTTGTCTGTGTTAACAGTTAAATGAATTTTCATTCCTTTAGCTCCATTGGATACATTTTCATTAGCACATTCAGCGGCAATGCGCGTTCAATCTCTACCTTGAATACCACATCACTGTCAACATTCTTTCCATGTCCATCAGTCTTAAGCTGATGCTGAATTGATGGACACAAGCGACCATTGACTTTTGTGTAGAGGAACATCATTCGTCGTCTTCTTCCTCTTCATTTTCAGCTTCATAGCAGTCATCGCAGATAAAATCTTCATAGCAGCAGTTATCATCGTCAATAAGTTCACAGCCGCACTTGCAGCATTTGTCTGTTTCTTTCATGTCATCACCATTTGTAATGTGATTACAATAAGCCAGATTGAGCCGATAACGCAAATGCCTTTGGCTGCTTCAGCTATCATAACCGTAATCCATGATCGCAATTTTAAACTTATCTCTGCGAGGTGAGCTAATTTTAAGTCTAATAAAAGACCAAATTAGCCCCCACGTAAGATTGTAAACAGGTTTTGGTGAGCTACTGAGATATAAACCACCATCCCAATAACCGTCAATGGGGCTATCAGTGTGGTAAGGCGGTGCTTTCATATCACTTCCCATTAATACGATTGTTAAGATTGACAATCCTAGTTGCACTCATACTGTCCCTAGGATGCCGTTCAAGGTGCTCTTTAATTCCAACAACAGCACGATGCAACTTGGCGATTGAGCGCGGCTTAGCAGTGTTCTTCTTTTTCGTGGTCATTCTATTAACTCGCAAACTTAACTGATGCATCCATAGCAGGTGATGGCTTACTAACCCAATACTTCTCAACAGCGTCCTTAGCTTCCTTCAAACCAGTACCAGTAAGAGTACGGTAAGACTTAATTGCCTCAATCTTAAGACAGCCGCCATTCATAAGGCGCATAAGATTATTAATCTCTTCTTCAGTAGCAGAAACCTTAGCTGGCTCAAAACAAGCATTCACCAAATTACCAATATCTTCAACCTGATAGCTATCATAGCTATCATTCTTCCTGAGTGACGTAAGATACGAAATCAGGACTGCAAACTTAATATTATTCATCTTTCATTCTCCATTCATGTTCATTTGTGGGTATTGACTGGCGGGAAGCTATCGGAGTGAACCTACACACTTCCCGCCGCATGGTTAGGTGCACCTAGAGCCATGTCACAGTTTAAACGCTTCCTTAACCTTATCAAACCATTCTGTAGGCATTCTGATAACCACTTCGGTTGGGTCATCGTCATCAACGCTAGCATACTCGAATGCCTCTAGCAATAGCTTTTTATGATTTACTTTATTCAACCCCTCAACATCACCCGGTTTAAGTTTCTTGCCGGTCTTCTTAGCCTTCTCTAGCCCCTCGCGCAATGCCTGTTCAGCCGCGCTGCCAAGCTCTTTGGTGGCTTCCAGCACCAGCGAAGCACTCGCCTGCCCATTCAAAACCGCGTCCTTACCGACTTTCCCAATTGTGTTGTGCTCAAGAATGCGAATGACTTGAGCTTTAGAGATAAGACACTTAAGCGCAATCTGTTCTTCAGTCAATCCCATTTCCAACAGCCGCATAAAGTGTTTTGCATCTTCAAACACACTGAAAGGCTTAGACGAATTACGCAGGCGTTGATTAATCAATTCATCTTCAGGACTTGCATAACGATCTTCAGCGCGAACAGGCACCAGCTTGATATCATGACCGCGCGAGATAGCCAGAAGCGCAGCTTTGTGACGACACTCACCATCACGAATGAATGCCTCACCATCTTGCCACTTAACGATAATCGGCTGCTTGACGCCACCTACAGCAATAATATTAGCGCAAAGGTCTTCAATGTATTGGGAATTTTCAGGATCATTAAAATCCCGGCTATTCCAGCCATCTTGAACCTTGAGCTTACGAGGATCAATCATATGACCTTCAAAGCCACGTTCGGCGATTGAAGCAAGTCCAGTTGTTTTAGCCATGTTAGCTCCCCTTTAGAGTGGTTAGGGTAGCATTTGCGCTACCCACAGATTAATTAATGTAGTTGGTTCCAAGTTTTGTGCCCATCTGCAAATTCTACAAGAGCACTACCGCGCCAGCCCCAATTACGTTTAGCACAGCTTTCATGTGAAAAACCAATAATAGTCGCTGTTTCTGACTTTGATACGTATTCGCCGCGCTTTGTAGGGTGAGGTTCTGCACGAAAACCAGTGATGACATCACCATAATTATAGGACTTGTTAGACATCTTACTTCCCCTCTAGGTGCAATGGTTGGAGGGGCGTTACCCCTCCTGTTGCCATTGTCTTACCCCTGTGTTGCTCGTCTTCAGTGACTACACATTAGCACAGCCATAACCTATGTCAATCCAACTTGCGATAATTATATTGCTATTTGCACCCCCTATTTTGTAATTTTATGTCGCTCCATATATTCATATAAACCATCAAGCCTTTCACTTTCTATTTCAAGATGACCTAGAGTAGTATTGCAACCATTACAAAGCAATTCTCTTACTTTTCCAGTAGTGTGACAATGATCTACTGCTATTTTACTTATTTGACTCCAATTCAAATATTTATTACACTTTAGATTACCACACTTCCAATTTTGTTTCTTGGCCATTTCAAGTTTTTGTTCTGGTGTAATTCCATAGGCATGTTTTAAAGATTACCTATACTGATATTCTCTAGCTTTTGCATTTAATTTTCTTGTATGCTCAATACGCTCTTGCAATGTTCTAGATACCATAAATCCTCCATAACAAAATTACCCGCCTATGCTGCATTGCAACATAAACGGGTAATTGAGTAATGATTAAACTATAGTTCTATTTATTTTCTACATATTTCAAAAGCTTTTCTAGCATCTTAAAATGCTCACCAATAATACTAAAAGCTTCCTCTTTAGAATACGGCTTAACACGACAATCATCAATATATTTGCGAGCTTCAATGACAATTAAATCAGGAACAGGATTAACCCAACTCTTCCACTTAATTTCACCACCTACCCATAAAACAAGTCCTTCTGGCCATTGTTCAAGGCGGATTATACCGTATCTATCAGCTACACCTTTCACATATCCATTAGGTAAATCAATTCTTTCATTATCTAGCTCAAATATTTTTCGAATTTGCTCCTTCTTCGGCTCATCAAACTTAAGCAGTCCGAGTGCAGCTAGTACATCAATAATGCTGCCACTTGTAGACATAGGAGCGCCATAAGCTTTACTAGCAATCTTAACAGCCTCTTCTCTCGTCATTTTAGGTTGTTCCTTTTTGAAATACTCTTCATATTGTTTATCAATTTTATTTATCCAATCTTGCGAGTTCTTCATTCCTTTACCCCTCCGACAAATATTCCACAATCGTCTTCACTGCGTCTTCCCAACCATAACACACCTTTACAGCATAACCTTGTGAAGTTAGAAAAGTCAACCATTCGCGTTGGTCATCAGCTACACCACCATTCTTTTCTGTTCGCCGCTTAGGAATTTTAAGCTCAATGTATAGACCGCAGTATAATATTCCATTTCCTATGCGTTGTATAACTATCGGCAAACAAATATCAGGCACACCATTCTTTAACCCTGCTGCCTTCTCTTTACCCTTCTGACCACTAGTAGAGAAGAAGCCATTAGCACTAGAAAATAGCCATTTAGTTAATGGATATTTAGCAGCATTAATTTGGAAATAGCAGAAAATTGCTGCCTGATGCCCATGCTCAGTACCAGAAGCGGCAAGCTGTTCAGGAGATATCATTCCTCCCCATCCTCTTCTAATGAATTAGTAGCTGATTCGAGTATGTCTAGCATGTCATTCTTTGGTAAGTCCTTGCGCCATTCTTTAATCAGCTTAGCAAGTTCAATTTCAAATGCTTCTTTATCAGTCATGTCATAAAACCCTTTACTGCATATTTATTTCCAACATAATTATACATCTTCTCTTTTTCATACTTTGGCTTAGGCTCTTTCATCTTAACATGAATGCGATATTTTACTTGTTTCGTTTTATAAGCTCCTTTATTCCAATCAATACAATTATTTTTACTATCATATAGGGCGCTACATCCCCATTCATAAACATTCACCCAATATTCTTTCATTGTTTATTTCCATATCTTTTATGATAGCTAGCCCAACGCTTAGCTTCATCCTTTTCAAATAAGCTATGTTGGCAACAAGAAAAATCAGGGCAATATTCATCATCAATTAAATTATGATAGCATCTTCCTTGCGCCCAAGCAAGAGTTTGAGCTTTAACCCGCTCTTGATAGCTATTCATTTTCCCTTAGCTTTCCTCTTAACCGAATACGCAATTGCAACTGCTTGTTTAACTGGCTTACCAGCTTTCACTTCAGCTTTGATATTAGATTTAAAAGCCTTTTGAGAAGCTGATTTCTTAAGTGGCATAATATTATACTCCTTTGGATATTGTGAATAACCTTCGGCTAAATATTTTCCCATATGAATCCAATAAAATTCATTCATTCTTCCATCTTCGTATAAAGAGGAATTAAATTTCTAATAGCTGCTTCTGGAACACAAGGTTTAGAAAAAGTTACATAGCGTGTCCAGCATGAATATTTTTCCTTAGCATCTTTATCATAAAAACTTGCTAATTCATACATCCAAGCAACAGGAATATTATTCGTCATTCTCTATTCCCCACTCAATATACTGTCTAACTTTTTCAGAAGCACTAACACCATCACGAGCAGCTACAGCTTTCACCTTATCCCATTCCTCACTCGAAATAGCAATAGACTGACGAGTGTCATATTGCTTTACAGGGCCACCGCGACCAAGTTTATTTATTGTCCAACCATTATTGCGACGACCAAGAGAATCAAGTTTAACACCCTGCTCCTTTAATCTTGCTTGTTGCCCATACCACAATTCGTCATCATGAGCACTACCCATTTTTAACACCTAAAAATCTATTCAAACCACTTCTATCAGTCTCGTAACGAGCTAAACCATGCTTTTTACCCAATTGACTAACAAATCCAGCACTAACACCATACTGCCCACAAATATCTTTCTGCGGTACTCCAGCCTTAAGCTTAGCAATAATTACAGCACGAGTATCATCACTAATCAATTGTTTAGGACGCTTAGGCAAGCTAAATTGTCTAGCATAACGTAATACAGTTGTTCTGCTCATATCAAATGCTGCTGCTATTTCTTCAACATTCTGACCACTTTCATATTTATTTAACATTTGTGTTGTGCGCTCAAAGCGGCGCATATGGTCAACTTGAACAGATAAGAAGCGCATTATTCCTCACTTGTTCCAGGTATAAGCCAGCAGGATTCATTAACAGCCCATTGACAGAATTTCCCGTCAAATCTTTTACAAATTATACAATAATTATTTGCTTTATAGTACCAAATATACATATTCATTTTCCATTCTTATGCATACCAAACAAGATGCTTATATATCTATAAGACAAATACCAATTATATTCAGTAGTCATCGTGGCAACACCACATAGCTACACCATCCCTTGCTGATAATATTATTAACAACTGGCTCGTATTGAGCTACGAAATAGTGCTTTGTAATGTATTTAAAGAAGCGATGATAGAAGGAATTATAAGTCATTTGAATCCACCATCTAGCAATACTCTTACGAGGAAATAAATTGTTATAACGATTAATACTATTTGAATAATGTTTAGATTTGGTATCTCGTTAGTCATTGTATGTTCCCGGTATTAGCCATTCGCTATCAGACGGCCTATTATCCCATGATGTATAATCACCAGTTATAGCGATTATACCAACATGTGTTTCATCACTGCTATTATCATACCAAGCAGGCACAGTGTTATAAATCACAAACATTTCACAAATCCTGCCATCTATGCCCACAAAGAGGCTGCTTGTCCAATCCGTAAGCTAGTACACCAACTATGATCATTGGAGCAAATATAAGTAATATCATTGCGGCAACACCACGTAGGAATACCAATACGGTGCTCTACTAGAAATAATTACAATAGGCTCCCAATTTTGACACCAGAACATTTAAACCTCCCAAAACCAGAGTGGATTTAAAAACGGCTCTTCAATCCACGTAATTTTAGCGCCATCACTAATTGCAAACTTATTATTTAGACCCATCCAAATTATCATTACTCAATCTCCCCAAAACCATACACCACTACGGCCAAAATAATATCTTACGCCATGAAAGTCAACGTATTTTAGTTTGCTCCAACGTGACATATCGTTCTCCCGAATTTAAATGAATTAGGACAACATTAAGCTGATAAGTCAAGTGACGCATTACACGTAGCTCTTGCTCTTTAGTCATATCACACACTCACTTAAAACAAATAGCTGCGGCGATTAGGAATAGTGCAATAGCTTGAAAATTGCTAGCTGGAAAATCTTTCTCTTGAAATGAAATAATTAAGATTACAGGCGCAAGTATCAAGCTAATTCCACCAATCGCATTCACAATCATTTGCTATTCCTTTCCAATTCCGTAGCTACTAATGTGGGTATTCTATTAATAATAATTCTAGAACCTTTCAAACTCGGCGCAACAGGCTGAAACTCAACGCGACCTTCAGCATAGATATTAAACCATTTATCATCATAGCTAAATTTGAATACAGGTATGTCATTCATTATTTATTCCTTCCAAATACATATGGCGAGATAAACCATCCTAAAGCGAAGAACGCAATATACCACATTGCAAACAAAGCACATTCCATTTACATATTCCTTATCTTCTCTTCTGTTACCACTTCACAGAAGCGTTCATATTTATTATGCAAGTAAGCTCGTTCCTCCGCAGTCATATGGTCAAGCATAGCACCCTGAGCAATCAAAGGCCACAAATCTTTATTTACCACAAGATTGGAGATAAAGAAATGTACAATTGGGTCAGGATGACGCTTAACCATTATCGCGCTTCCATAACTCATATTCAATTCTAGCACCAATACAGATACCAATCAATAGACCAATTATGAGTAATTTCAAGTCCATATCATTCCACCTTCACACTAAGGCACCATTTTTGAATAATTTCTTTAGCAGCATGACCATTATCAAGATAAGTATCTGGTGTCAATAGTCGTAATACTTGCCAACTAGTCGGGTAGTTCTCTTGCACGCGAGCCATCCATCGCAGTAGTTCGGGTTTGTCATATTCACAAGATTTACCTTGAACCCCAATCAAGTAAGAAGGCACAACACTACTAAAACCAGCTAATGTAGGCAGATGATAAATATTCCAACCTTCATCCTTTTCCCCCGGCTCGCAAAAGTCAAGCCCCAAGTCACCAACTACGATAACAGGAATTGTTTTATTACCTAGTTTGATTGGACGGATTTCCCTTGTGCTTCCATCAGATATTATATCTACACCATACATAATAACTGACTTGCCCACACTTACAGGCGCCATCCAAGGTGTTTTAGTTTTAAGCCTCTCTAGCCCCGGAGGTTCAGGTAATTCATCATCAGGCTTCCAATTTTCAATCTTCGGCTTATCACCCCATTCCTTTGACCAATTCATTTGAACCTCCTGCTACAGCAGACAATACTAATGCCCAAAATCCATAAAATAACAAACATAGTATTATTTTCTTTATGGGCATTTATAGAAGCCATCATGAACATTAAAAGGCTACAACGATAAATACCATTCATATCTATACCTCATTCCTTTGCTGAATGCCCCGCAGTATGTAGCATCATTCATTTTGCGAAATCCTTTAAGATAAGACACATACCAATTCCAATACAAAATCCAAAGCTAATAGCACTCCATATATCAGAGTTATTAAATTTATCGTAGATATAAGGAAGGTTAACTAGACCAGCGGCTATTGTTACAACACCATATATCATCACTTATACCCCTTCATCTTCATATATCCCACCCATACCACAATCCAAGCGATTGGCAATAGCAAGACCAGAAGCAAATAATACATTTTTACCTCCCTAATGCTAGATAAATTAATACAGCAGCTATAATAATTAAAACAAATATTGCAAACTCCATTTTATTCCTCCTTCAATGCTGCGTCAACTGCACATTCCCATACAGCGAATGGAAAGCAAGACTGCATCTTTCCATGTCCTGTAGCCATTCTCATTTCATAATAATCATTCTGCATCTTAGATGTAGGCTCGCGCATTGCTTTAATAACGAGCTTAGCCATATCGATATGAATCTGTTTTTGCAAATCACTCATAGTACCTATTTCATAATTATCCCATTGTAAACCAGATTCGCCGCATTCATTATAATCCCATAAAGCCCTAGCCACCTTCTCAATCATATTCATTATCTCTTCTCCATGCTATCTACTACACCATCAGCATATTCAAGCCGTTGCATAATCAGCGGCTTAATGCGTTCATAAATTTCTTCATATTCATTAGCACATTCTTGCATAGTTTCCTCTCTACTCTTTTGCTTAGGAAGTAGCGTCATCATCATATCTGCCATCAAAGCAGAAATAAAATAATCTTTCGCTTGATCGCATATATGCATTCTCTGTGCTGAAATAACAACAGCAGTACAAATCATTGCTGATAGATTATCTATATTATCATTCATCACTGTCAATCTCTCCTGAAAGCAATGACACTCAGGTATTGTTAGGCCAATTGGTTTAATCATTCGCCCTTCTCCTTAAATACCTTCACCATATCCAATATAATTTCTGCTCTATTCAAGCAAGCTTGCCCCATTTAACTATCAGGACCAAACTTACCAACAGCTTCTAGCAATCCATTAACATACTTCTTAATCCAATCAATAGGAATAGCATTCATTCATCCTTCTCCTTCTCAAATCCAAAATTAGTTTTAGTATCCGCAACAGTTATACTATTAGGATTGGCAGGATGACCCATCTTATTCAAAGTGTCAACAATGCCGGTGCTTGAAGCAATAGCTGCTTGCTCGTCTAGTGGCTTGCAGGCTACCTCATAACCAACTTCAGGTCCGTGGTCTACTACTCGAAATTTCTTACCATACTTCTTACCCATTCGATTAGCAAATGGACGTAAGCTGGTAATCTTCATTTCATTATGTGCGACAATGAAGCTCTTACCAATTGGCACAGTTGCCCACGGATATTTAGGTGTAAAGGCGTGTCGCTTGATTGGCTCGCTGGATTGTGGCGAGCTATCGACTATGCCACGCAACTTTGCGTTCTCGTCTTGCATTTTCAGCTTGTCCCTTTGTTACTTCTGCTAGCGATCTAACAGCGCATGAAGGTACTCGCCACTAGTCACTGTGTCAAGCTAGAATGAGACTAAGGTGAAAACAAAATTGAGAGAACAAAACGTGAATATTTGTAGCTTCATTGTATACCCACACATAGGCTGTTTACGGGCTTTTTCTGCGAAAAGTCCCTCTCTCACTTACTTATCTATTAATATAATATAATATATTATTATTTATTATTATTACATACATATAGGTACAATGATACAAGCAGTTACAATTGTACCGACTTGCATCGTTGTACCGCCCTCCCTTCCCCCTCCAGAGCCCTAAACATTATACAACATTAAACTCATTGAAATCGTTGAAGAAAATCATTATACTTGTGAGTTAATGTCGACTTTTGCAATAGATTTTGACATTTTTGTGGGCACAAAATGCTTGACACACTCACAAGCATGAGTTATCGTTCGCGTTCCAATATGAAAGACAACATGAGGAACATCTAGTGTCAAAGCTTGACGATGAAATTGAAGAGTTGAAGCGCAATGTGCGTGACATCACGCCACAAAATATACAACGTCTTAGACAACTGCGTACAAAGGGCGAACGGCCTACAGCAGGCAAGCGAATAGCTAAGTTAGAAAATCGTATGAAAGAACTTGAAATTGAAGTTGAGCGGTTACGTAGTATGGTCAATCACATGATGCCTGATAAGTCAGATGATGATTGATTTGTGGTGATGATAGGGCACAAGGCAAGCTAACGTGACGATACAAACGATACAATTTAGCTATTGCAATTGTTATTCGATGGAGTTAGATTATTGAAGTCAACCAAGGGGAATGGACATGGAACTCACCATCAGCGAAATGATTGCAATTGTGAATGCAATGAAGCATTACAATCCAAAAGCTTTATGTCTCAAAGAGCAAAAGGAAGCGTTGCTAAAGAAGCTGAATGAGGAAATTGACAATCAGATGGATAAAGTTCAAATCTAGGGATTGACAACCTCATCAGCTTAACTTAGATTACTGTATCGAAGCAAGGGGAAGTGAAATGATTACCACTAGCCAAATCCTTAAGCAAATTGACTGCAAGCACCTTTCGCTTATGAATGGAAAGGGCTACTGGTACTTTATCTTCGATAATAACATCGCTTATGAAACACACAGTATCTATACAATGCGTCTGAATGATCTTCGCATTGAAGAATGGATAGCAGAAGGTAAAGAATTTGTTGACGCAATGAAGGGGAGATAAATAAATGAGCTACACTGTCATCAACTTTAGAAGTAAGAAGGCGTTGAAGGAGGCTGTTAAGAACTGGAATGAACGGACTGAAATTGGTATGATGGCTGCTTATCAAAAGCATGGCACCGTTCGCCCGATAGCTTGCTACCAACCCGGCCTTGGTCCTGACTTGTCCAACTATACAGGACGTGTTAGCTTGGAGGGACCGCATTACCCCAAGGCTCATTCGTGGTATGCTGAAGGTGAATTGGTGAATGGAATATTGGTGAAGGTGAAGTGATAATCGGAAGGTATGGATAGTTAATTCGGGGCTACTAAAGTGTTAGTCGGAATTAATGAAAAGGCTATCGGCCGTAAGGCTTTCCATACCTTCCAATTAACATAGGGGAATAAAATGCTTGAATATGACCTATTGATAATTGAAATAGTTGAAAGTGACGACGAATGGTATGAAAAGAAATTAGACGAGCAATGGGAATCAGATTGTGACACTTAACACCATCAAACTCATTGTAGGCATCACAGCCGGGTATGGTTACGCAATCACAACCTTACTTGACATGATGCCTACAGTTAAGCTAGGATTAGTCAACTTAATTGTTATGGGGAGGTTGTAATTATGGCACGATTTCTTAAGACGCGCGCACGTAAGCCGCTAGCTGAAGAAAGTATTTCAACTGGCGTAACAAACTATCGCGATGATGGGGGACTTAGATTTACTATCTCTTGTGGAGATTATAAAATTTCTCTTACTCACATGGAAAAAGATCATGTAATTGAGCAATGGAATAAGATGCAACAGGAGCATGAAAAATGAATGAGCCACGCAAGCTAACTCGCCGCGATTACAACTGGTATCCTGATGTAGATGACGACAACGATTATGTGTGGCGTCATGGTGCTTGGGAAGTTGATAACCGCGATGAAGAGGTTGACGAAGATGCATTAGAGGAATGGGAAGAGAAAAGGCGCGAGCGCATTGCAAGACAGAATGAATATTAAATGACTGAAATTCAAGTACGTCCCAAAGCTGATAAGCGCATTGCATGGCAGTTTACAGGTGAACGCTATGTATGGCCAGATTGGGTATGTAATTGTACCAAGTGGATTGGTGATGAATTATTTCTTGGTCGCCAGTCAGGACTTCAATTAGTTAAACCAACAGAATGGTTAATTAAAGATCTTGATGGCGGAATTAGCTGGTGTAGAAATGATGACATGTGGAATGTATGGGAGAAGGTGTGATGCGATATCATGGTGCTAATCGCTACTCAGTCTACCAACTCTACGCATTTGTAGTCTGTAGGCAGCATGATAAATATGGTGAAAGTGTACATAGCTATTGGAGCTATTGCGTCTACCCACAGGAGAAGAAATGAAGCATTCTGTACAACGTCAATATATACTAAGCCAAGATGAAGTTAAATGTGCTATTTATGATTATCTTAAGAAAATGGATAAGCCTATCCCTGAAAATTTTAATAAACTTGAGTATGCTTGGAATGGGCATAAAGAATGTCATGTGGATTACAATGACGTAATTATTACTCCCTAAGCAAACTCAAATCCTTCAACACATAGCTCTTCTGCGTTGTCCCATATTTACTACCTAATTCCATCTTCCCAATCTCTCTAATTGTATCAGCATCGCAAAGGGTGCTGATACATCTTTTTATGGCTATAGTGCTACCCATCTTGTCATTCTTGAATGATGCTTGTGCCACTAGCCGTCTATTCAGATAGCTACCAGTCAATATCTTATCATCATAGAGCTTCTGTGGCACCTTGTATTTAGTTATCACTTCTGGATTATTGTAGTATTCTCGTATCATTCGCTTCATTTCATCTAGCTGCTTAAGCTCCCCTGTGTTGGCGCCAATTTCGCCCATTTCAAACCGTGAGCTAAGCACTCGAATATCGTTGGACACTAGCTCCATTGCCCATTGAACGTACTCAGGTGTCACTACAGGCTCAATGGGGTTCACTCCTACAGCTATCAAGGCAGAAATCTTCAACGTCTTCATGTGGGCACGGTTCCACAACTGTCTGATGAAATCTTTATCGTTGGCATTCACTTTATCTGTTGCAAATATTTGATATTGGCGTAGAAGCTTGTCCGCAGCTTCATTGCATTGGACATTCACAACTCTGTTAGCGTGCATTATGCTTTCAGATTGAGCACATAGCGATGAAAACTGATCTACAAGCTGAAAGTTAGGCTCTACGTTGATAGCATTTTCATTAAGATAGGGAACTTTTCCCTTGTATTCGATTATTAAGAACCTAGGTAGTAAGCCAGCGGAAACCATATCCTCATTGAGAACGTTGTAGAACGTCTCAGGAGTGCTTTCAGCAAGGATAGTAAACGCGGGTGCTCTAGTTTCGCTGATGTTCTTTTCTTTATCGGAGTAGATTGACGGTCGGAAGGATTGGTGATGTCCAGATTTATTGTACAAATCGAGCATGATCCGCAGCAAGTTCTTCTCACTGCCATTAGCATGAGGGTTGCTAATGCTTTGAAGACGAATGCCAAACTCGCCCAATATGCTCACAAAGCAGGGGTGAGTATTAATATACTTGACAAGAGCTTGACCGCTGGCGATTTCGGCCGGGCCTAAAAATCCGGCTGAAGTTGGCACCTGTAGCTTTACGCTGTTCATTAACTTATCAATGCCGCTAGCCATTGTCTCTTTACCGGCACCAGTTTGAGCAATCAGAATAACGTACTGATTAAGTCCTGTGCCTGAAATATTATAAGCCTTACCGCAAATTCCAGCCATCAAGCCAATAGCACCAGCGATAGCAATTTCTGGTACTTGACGTGGTGAGCTATCGTAGATGAATTGAGCTATCACTCCCATTAAGCCGGGCGGAAGTGATATGGTTGATTTATAATATGTGGGTATAGCTGGAACCATATGTTCATTAACAGACACAGGAACAGTAATGTTTTCAATTTGTTTCGGCTTTGTCCTGAACTGTTCTAGCGCCACCTTAAATCCATCAATATCAATAGGTGGCAACATTTGATCAAATGATTTTCTAATCATCCAATTTACATAATCATTACGCTTAGCCTTCGGTCTAGCTCCTAATGGAGATTGACGAAACATCCTAGCAATCTGTGTTTCATTTTGTGTATAGAATGCAAACATATTAATTAGTGCAAGATCAGCTTCGGATTGTGATTGATACAAATCCTGCCAATGACCTTTATACAGTAAATTAAATTTATCACCATTCACAGCACCTTTAGCCATATCAACAATGGCAACATCAGTAGCTAATTCAGGTGCGTTACCATTATATTGAATTGTTTGCGGAGTGCCAGCACCCATTTGCTCATAGAGCATTGTAAGCTTGTCTTGATGATCGCGAATAGGAGCCGAATTATATACATTCCCTGTCATAGTAGCATAGCGACCAGATGAATATAATTCAATCTTTGATCGCCTACGACCTTGTGGTATCTGCCCACGAATAATAATATGCAAGCCTATGCCTGAAGGTGAGACTTCAGCATAGCTATCAAACTCACGGAAGATTTTTAATTGACGTTCGGTAACAGTAGGATCGCCCAAAGGGTCATCGAGATCAATAAAAGTATATGGGTCATTTTCCGAAAAGACGAATCCAATGCCTGAATAAGAAAAACGGCTGGCAAGTGCGCCGTCAAAAGTAGTCCAAGTGTCTGGATTGTTAACATTTGCCATTTCTCCACTCACGGAGTACGGTACTTTAGTTGGTTTGGCAGCACCAATATCTTCATAACGCCATAAGACAAATTGCTTAAGTTGGCGCAATTCTTCAGGTATATTATAGTATGGACGTAGAATATCGTTCATTAACCCCAGCCCGTGCCCGAATTAGTATGAAGGGTTATGAATTGATTAATTCTGCTAATCGCTTATCAGATACTCTTGTTACTAATACAGCTTTTAAAACATCAGACAACGAAAGTCTTTTGCCTGTCATATTCTCTAAATTCTTACGCAATTGAATTAGATCAGGAACAATATTCTCGCCGATCAAAGAAACATTAATACGATTTGTGGGCATTGTGATTAGTTTCCCATTCTTGGATTTAATCCTATAAGAGCGTAGCTTAGAGCCATCAATCCGTCAATGACAAAATGACGCTTGACACCGCTTTAGGCCATGGCTAAGGTCCGAGTAACGGATTGCAGGGTGATGACAGCCCCAAATGGTTCTAAGTCTACCATGCTCTTGTCAAGTATGGTGTTTTCGGAACCGAGAAAGCAATACCGAGATAAGGTGCTGGACTAACAGAAAACGGCACCGCATAATTTATAAAGGAATAGTAAATGAAAGATGACCACGAAGATTTGAAAGATAGAAGCACCACACCTTTCAATGAAACTAAGGAATATAAAGAAAAGATTGCTGAAGGCATGGAGGCAATTAATAGACGTAGCAGCGTTGCCCAACTTGTACCCACAAAATCAGATGCTGAATTAGCTAATGAGCTTAAGGAAAAGGTAGCCGAAGCTTATAAGCCTTTCCTTGAACTTTTAAATGAATATGATAAGCATGGCTTAAATGTGCAAGCTGGTGTCGGTAAGAACGCATTTGGTAAATATGCAATTGTGCAGTTGCAAGTGATTAAGGTGTTTTAGCCGGTTTAGCTCAGTTGGTAGAGCAATTCATTTGTAACGAATAGGTCGCAGGTTCAATTCCTGCAATCGGCACCAAATAAAGGAATAAATTATGCCTGATGAATGGACTAACCCAACTCCTGCTGATCCCCGTGATTTGCTTGACCGCGATACTGTGCTGCTATCATGGCAGCAAGCTAAAGATGTTTTAGAGGCGGCTAAAACTACTGAAATGGAATGGCGCAAATACGTTGTAAAACGCGCTTTCCCTACACCTAACGAGGGTGTTAATACTCTTTCTCTTGGTGGTGGATATGAGCTTAAAGGTACGGTAAAATACAATTATAAGCTTGATAAAGATATTAGCAAAGTGTGGGCTGTTCAAAATCGAATTGCTGCGCTTGGCAATCGTGGCGCTTTTCTAGCCGATAAATTCTTTAGCTGGAAAGTTGACTTTCTGACTACTGAGTATAAGGCACTGCTAAAAGAAAAAGATGAAAGCGAAGAGGCTAAGCAAATACTTGGTTTGATTAATGAGGTTCTGACCATTGATGAAGCTGCGCCGACGCTTAGTATCAAGGAGCCTAAGAAATGACACCCGGCGATGCAAATGTAGTATCAAATCTAAGGCGTCAATTAAAAGAAGCTGTGGCTATTTATACAGATAAGCAGCTTGCTGATGCTTGGCGAAATTTTAGTCAGTCTGAAGACTATCCTGAAATGGAAAAATTTATAGACTGGATTGAACCCACGGAAGACCAAGGCGAAGATGTACTAGGACTTAAGCCAGAATGAACCTCTCTGACCTTAAACCAGCTTCAACATACGCTAATATGAGTGGATTAAAAGCCATTGTATATGGTCCTCCGGGTAGTGGAAAAACGCCTGTGTTCAACACAGCCACTAGACCATTACTGTTAGCTTGCGAGCCGGGTCTATTATCAATGCGAGGCTCGCAAGTACCTACCTTTCAAGCTCATACACCAGAAGCGCTAGATGATTTTTTTAAATGGTTATTCTCTAGCGCAGAGACTAAAAATTTTGATACTGTTGGTGTTGACAGTGTAAGCCAATTAGCTGATGTATATTTACAGGCTGCTTTAAAAAAGCATAAGCATGGTTTGCAGGCATATGGAGAAATGGCAGAAAAGGTTATGGATATTCTACGTCCATTATTCTTTTTAAAAGAAAAACATTGTTATTTAATCTGCAAGCAAACTATTGAAGCTGGAGTAATGAAGCCTTACTTTTTAGGAAAACAATTACCTACAGAAGTACCTCATTTATATGATGCTATTTTGCATCTTGGGCTTCATAACGTGCCTCAAGTTGGACAAGTGCAGAGCTTCCAAACTAAACAAAGTTATGATATACTCGCGCGAGATAGAAGCGGTAGATTAGCTGAATTTGAACAACCTGATTTCGGTGCAATTATTAGAAAGGCGATGCAGACATGAATAGCTTAGAAGAAGCACAGCAAACTATGTATGATCTTATCAAAAAGCTTGAACTTAAAATTAATTCTCTAGATGAAAATCAGAGTGTAAGAGCTAAAGCACTTGAATTTGCTAGCTGCATGTACATTAATGATAATGGAAACAAGGGAGATACCAAAGCAGAAGGGTTTATTGCTTTTGCTAATGAAGTTTACAAATATCTTAAGGAAGGAAAGTCAAATGCCTAAAGGAGTTTATAAGCGAAAGAAAGCTGGTAGGTCAAATGGAAGTAGGGATAAGCTGAAAGAGCTTATGCAACACACTCCACTATGGTCAACACCTACCGAACCTCCTACTTTCCTATCTCGTCTTGAGGCAGCTACAGTTAAATATGAGCAAGCAATCAACGATACTATTACAGCTTTGAAAGGACAGTAGATGAATGATGATGAAATTGAAAAAGAAATTCAAGCTAAGGGTTTGAATGCGCCGCGCCTTAATCCTGCAAAAATTATGGCTACAATTCTTGCAGAACAATATTATGTATTTCCCGGAACCGTAATGACAGTTTGTTGTCTTACACTTCAAAATGGCTATAATGTTGTGGGTACAAGTGCACCCGCCTCTCCTGAAAATTTTGATAAAGAAATGGGAGAAAAGATTTCTAAAACCAAGGCTCAGGACCAGATTTGGGCACTTGAAGGTTACTTGTTGAAATCAAAGCTGAAAGGACAGTAAAATGCATCCATCAACATTCGAGTATCTGAAGCCTACTGATGAACAGATTAAGCAAATGGCTGTTGTCCGTGAAGCAGCAAAAGCTTATTGTGAAATTCTGGAAAGAATGCTTCCAGATGGACCAGATAAAACTTATATGATTCGCAATCTTCGCAGTAACGCAATGTGGGCGAATATCGCAATTACTCGTTTGCCTGATGGCACTCCCCGTTCATAACAAAAGGAACTAATTAAATGCAACCCTATAACTTTGATGCTACTAATATCACACCGCAACAAGGTGCTGGCGCACATCCAGCCGGTATGTTTCCATTTGTAATTACTAATACATTTGGACAAGATACCAAGGCTAAGGATGGTGCTATGCTTTGTGTAGTGATGACTTCCAATGTTGGGAGTATCACCAATCGCTACAATATTTTCAATGCTAGCGAAGCTGCAATGGAGATTGCCAAGAAAGAGCTTAGCGCATTGTGCCATGCAACTGGTGTATTTGTGTTGACTATTGTTGATGGTAATAACCAGTTGCTTCCTTATGACCAATGGGCACGTGAAATTCGTAACGCTCGCGGTGTGATGGAAATTGGGCCGCAAGCCAACGACCCAAAATACATGGAAGTTAAAAAGGTTTATGACCAAGCCGGTAATGAACCCGGTAAATCTCCCGGTGCAGCACCACAGCCACAGGGGCAAGGTGGTGGCGGTAGTTGGGGTGCTGGTGCTCCTGCTCAGAATAACCCGCCAGCCTCTACAGGCGGTCAGGGAGGGGCTTGGGCACCTAATTCGGGTAGCAATCCTCCAGCCAATAATCCCCCTGCTCAGGGAGGCTGGCAACCCGGCCCAACTGGCGGTGCTCCTGCTAGTGGTGGCGCTCCCGGCAATCCGCCTTGGGCTGGTGGTGGTCAGAAGTAGCTTTCAACCCTGTTCATAAATAAGGCAGGGAAAATAAAAATAACCGTATAAGCTAACTTAACAGCAGGGGTGAAGTAGCCCCTGCTTTTTAGGAGTTGAAGGGATGATTAAATATATTTTAATAGTGTTGTATATAATTGCCATACCTTTTAGTTATAGTGGTTGCTTAGGATATTTTATGACTAAATACCCTTCTTCTATTATTCAGGAAGAAAGAGCTTTTTGTACTATGATAACCATATGGCCTCTTGGTCCATTTATTGTGCCATTTCACACTGGTTTTTATTATAGAGGCTTTATGCTGTAATGCCCACAATCACCCTCAATTCAGATGGCTCATTTCCACTTCAGGAAATAACAGCAGAGCTATATAAGCTCACTGATGAATATAGCATTGAAACTTATCCAGCAAAGCATCGTGAACATTTAGGTGCGTCGGCTATTGGTGAAGAGTGTTATCGTAAGCTCTATTATGATTTCCGTTGGGTTAAACTTCAGAATGCCGAACCTCGAATGCGTCGATTGTGGGCAAGGGGACATAGTGAAGAAGAGAAAATTGATAAGATATTAACTTGGATGGGTTTCTTTGTTCGCGAGATTGATCCTGTAACTAATAAACAATATAAATTTAGTGCTGTAGAGGGTCACTATGGAGGGTCGGGGGATGGCATTGCATTGCTACCTTGGTTTAGGGAAGATGATAGTAAGCGAATATTAGTTGAAAAGAAAACGTTTAAAAATGATTTATTTAATAAGCTAAAGGGTGCCTACAATCAAGAGAAGACTAAAGGAATTGGTGAAGGATTAATTACGAGCAATCCGAAATATTGGGCACAGCAATGTGCATATGGCCGCGCTTTCAAGCTAAACTATTCATTATTCATCGCAGTCAATAAAGACAATGACGAAATTCATTATGAATTAAACAAACTGGATTGGGATTATGCTTTACTATTGGAGAATAAAGCTAGGGATGTTATTTACGCGAAAGAGCCACCAGCTAGGATTTCAGAGAACCCCGTATTTTATAAATGTAAATGGTGTCATCATCAGGACGTATGTCACCACGGAGAAGTTGTAGAGACTAATTGCCGATCTTGTAAGATGGCAGTACCGGCTCCTAATGGGGAATGGGGGTGCAATAAGTTTAATATGTTGATACCGGAAGACTTCATCAAGGTTGGTTGTGAGCACCATCAGAGTGTAAATGAATAGGTGATTTATGGACGATAAGGACATTCCAGTTACAGCATTAAATCCTTGGCATCCTGTAACTAATGCCATAGACTTAAAAATTCTAGGAAAGCTTGGTGAAGAAGTAAATGAATTAGGTTCCGCTATTTCACGCTGCATTATTCAAGGTGTAGATGAATGCGAGCCAGTTACTAAAAAGCCTAATAAGGAATGGTTAGAGAACGAAATTGCTGATGTTAAAGCAGGAATATTCTTGACCGAAGAACGCTTTGCTTTAGATAAGGAACGAATTACAGCTAGAGCAAGAGCTAAGATTAGTGCGCTTAGGCAGTGGCATTACATGGCATGATTGAATTAAGACCATACCAAGCAGAAGGATTAACCGCTTTGTGGGATTATTTCGCACAAGGGAATAAAGGTAATCCTCTCATAGCTTGGCCTACAGGAACAGGGAAGAGCATAGTACCTGCAATCTGGATTCGCTACGTAATGGGCCAATGGCCTAATCAGCGTTTCTTAATGATAACGCATGTGAAGGAGCTTATTCAGCAGAATTATGATGTTCTTAGAATGGTGTGGCCTAACGCACCAGTCAGTATTTATTCAGCAGGATTAGGCTTAAAAAATCCTGCAATGCCGATTGTGTTTGGTGGCGTGCAGTCAATGTGCAAACACCCTGCTATATTCGGTTGGCGGGATATTATTTTTATTGACGAAGCTCATTTAATTAATCAGCATGATACAAGCATGTATAAAACATTCTTGTCTACAATGAAGTTGATTAACCCAAATGTAAAAATCATAGGAATGTCTGCAACTCCCTTCAGAATGGGTTGGGGACTGATTACCGATCCATTGGTAGATGAACATGGAAACGATGGACGACTATTTACCGATATTGTTCACGATATTACTGAAATGGAATCATTCAATCGTCTTATCGCAGAAGGATATATATCGCCACTTATTCCTGTTCGCACTCATGAAGAGTTAGACATTACAGGAGTAGGTGTTAATGGTGGTGAATATATTCAAAGTCAGCTTCAAGCGGCTGTTGATAAGCAAGACCTTAATTATAAAATCTGCCAAGAAATAACAGCAGTAGGAGCTAATAGACGTTGCTGGTTAACGTTTGCATCAGGTATTGATCATGCAGAGCATTTAGCAGAAAATTTTAGAAGTTTTGGTATTAGTGCTGCTGCCATTCACTCAAAGCAGAAATCAGAATACAATGACGAAGCTATCAAGGATTTTAAGAACTTCAAGCTTCGCTGTATTATCAATTATGGTAAGCTGACTACAGGATTTAATCATCCTCAAATAGATTATATCCCGATGGTGCGCGCTACACTCTCTGTTCCTTTGTGGGTACAGATGCTAGGACGTGGCACTAGACCAGCAGAAGGCAAAATTAACTGCTTGGTAGGCGATTATGCGCGAAATACGCCTCGTCTAGGGCCTATCAATGACCCTGTAATTCCTAGAAAAAAAGGTGAGGGTGTTGGCGATGTGCCCGTCAAGTTGTGTGATAGTTGTGGCGCTTATAATCATACTCGTGTACAATTCTGTTGCCAATGCGGGAATGAATTTCAATTTAGGAATAAGCTTGTCGCTAAAGCTGGTACACAAGCGTTATTAAAAAGTGACATTCCAGAAATTATAGATTATAATGTCACCTATCCTACGTATGCGAAGAAGATGGGTAAAAGTGGTGGCGAATATATACTAGTAACTTACCATTGCGGCGCACATGCATTTAAGGAATTTATTTTTCCTGAAGGCAAAGGATCGCTAAAGCATAAATATCACCTATGGTGGAGGCAGCGCGCAAATATCCCGCCTCCTGAGACTGTAGATGGTGTAATTAGTCATGCTAAGGAATTAATGAAGCCTAAGACTATATCGGTATGGGCGAATAAAAAATTTCCTGAAGTTATGAGAAGTGAGTTTTGAAGATGTATGACACCGGATTTGATTATCATTGTTCTATTTATGTAGATAATGAAGACGATAAGCCAAGTAAAGAAGCTATTGCCATAATGAAAAATAATTTACAAGGTGTTAAAAATAGAGACAATGTGAATACATCACGGCCTAAGGAAAAATGGTTTTTTTGATAAAGAGGCTAATAAGTGGATATATATTTTAGGCGTTATTAAAAATGCCTAAGCTACGAATGGAACAATACTATGACTTACGCTCGCTAATCCGCGATGCTGTGCTAAAAACAATTCAAACAGATTGTGCATACGAATCCTGCTTAGTCTGTGAAAAATTCGATGAAGCCAATGAGCTATGCAAGCTAGCTAACCAGCGTCCACCAGCAAGAGTAATTGCTTATGGGTGTCCTAGCTTTACAGATAAAGAGCAACCACCTTTTTAGGAATTGATAATGCAAATAATTAAAATTAATCAGTATGATGCAGTTACAAATAGTTACGTAAGAATAACTATTAAAGGCGAGCTTGTTTCTATTGAGCAAGAAAGAAGTTTACAAGGTAAAATTAACGAGGCTATTTGGAGTAATCTTTGGCCTAATCTAGCTAAAGATGCTAGATTTGCACCAATGGAAATTGTAGATGCCTTAGAAAAAGGCGGCTTAAAGATAGTAGATAAATAACATGGGCCGTAAACCAAATAAAATCAAAACTACAAACCCTTTCCTTGAGGCTATTCAATTTGTTGGTACTGCTTTAAAAGAAACTGGCACAGCCTACGAGACACACATCTATCTCAACAACAATTGGGCTATAGCTAACAACGGTGTTCTAGCTGTAGGATGTCCTATTAGCTGGCCTAACATCGCCACGCCTAATTATAGCTTATTCGCTGCTGCCTTGTCTAAGTGTGGGTCAGATTGGGAAATAGCTGTTATAGCACCACCGCTTGATGCTGACCCAACATTAAAACACACGTCCAAATTACGAATTAGCCAAGGTAAATTTCGCGCCTTCATTCCTTGCTGCGATCCAATCACTATTGTTTTGCCCACAATTGACCAGCCGATAGCGGCTATCAATAACAATTTTCGCACTGGAATTGAAAAAGTTTCGATGCTTGCTAATGACAATGGTCAATCTGTAATTGAAGCATCTATTTTAATGAATGGTCAATCGCTTATAGGTACAGACAGAACTATTATTATTGAATATTGGCATGGATGCAACTTACCGCCCGGTTTAGCTCTACCTAAAGCTTTTGCTGTAGCATTGTGTAAGATATCTAAAAATCTTGTATCTTTTGGATTTAGCGCAAATAGCGCCACTTTCTACTTTGAGGATAATAGTTGGATTAAGACACAGCTGTTTAGTGAAAGCTGGCCAGATGTAAATGCAATCATGGCTAGAGGCTCAAATCCTCAACCTATTCCGAAGGGATTATTTGATGCAGTTAAAACTATTGAATCTTTCTCACCGGATAATTTGGTTCACTTTGATGCTGGCATACTGCGCTCCCATTCTAATTCTGATACTGGCGCTAGCTTTGAAGTATCAGGGTTGCCTAAAGGGCCTATTTTCAACATCAAATATTTAAAGCTAATTGAAAATCTAGCTACTAGCATTGATTTCTTTGCTGGTAATGCTACGTTGTTTTTTGGTGAATCGGTCAGGGGCGCTATCGCAAATAGGGTGTAGGGAAATGAAGGGTGATAAAACTAAGCAACCAACAGAATGTAGAATAGATGAAGAAAATAAATGCTTAAATATGAAATGCAGTTATGAAGGATACGATAAAGAAACTTATCGCTGCGATATTTGCGGCGAAAGTTATAATTTATATTACTATGATATGCAGTAATGCCCACACTTAATGCTGATGGCTTCCTAACAACTTCGCGCAAGGTTGAACTACAGCCATATCAACCACGCGAGCTAATCCTGTGGCAGGAAATGACAGATGAAGATATTCGTAGCAATTCTGGCGATCTTATTTTTGATTCTGAGTGCTACACTAACTATTATTTGGCCGCGTTTAAACATATTACCACAAACAAAATTATCAAGCTTGTACCGCCTTTTGATCCTAGGAAGCTTAGCTATATTCTTCATTCTTACAATTGCATTGGCTTTAATTCGATAAAGTATGATTTACCTTTATTGTGGGCAGCATATAAAAATCAGAATTTAGGCTTCTTAAAGCAAGTTTCTAATGATCTAGTGCGCGGCGAATGGTATCAGGAAGTTTGCAAGGTTCACGGAATAGTAGTTCATCAAACTCCTAATATTGACCTTATTGAGGTTTGTCCAAATAAAGGTAGCCTTAAGCTCTATGCAGCACGTTTGCATGTACAACGTATTCAAGAGCTTCCATATCATCATATGGATATTCTTGACGAGCAACAAAAATTAGTTGTAGCAGATTATTGTATTAATGGGGATTTACCAGCTACAGAATTGATATTTAAATTCAATAAAGATCGCTTAGAACTTCGCCGCTATCTTGGTATAAAGTATCAAGATAATCTTATGAGCAAATCAGACGCTCAGATGGCAGAAGCAATTGTTGTTAAGGAGTTGACGCGAAAGACTGGCAAGCGACCGAAGAAAGCAGACTTAACGGAAGAATATAATTTTTACTATCAACCTCCTACATACCTACAATTCAGGACACCACAGCTACAAGAATTGTTAGCCTCGATCACTACCCATAAATTCACTCTTGACGACATAGCCAGAATTAAGGTTCCTGAGTTTCTTAAGAGTAGTGAGGGTAAAGGAGTTACATTAAGCATTAAAGATTTCTCTTGTACATTTGGAATTGGTGGACTTCATAGTAAGGAAAAGACAGTAGCTTATAAAGCAGAAAACAGTTATTTTATTTCAGATAATGATGCTGCGAGTTACTACCCGGCTATCATTCGAAATCTTGGTTTATATCCTGAGCACCTAGGACCAATTTTCCTAGATGTTTTTAACGGAATGACTGAAGACCGCTTGCGCGCTAAAGCTCTTAAGCAATTTGCTGAAGACAAAGGGTTGAAGATCGCCATTAACGGCATTAGTGGAAAATATAATTCAGAACACAGCGTAGTATTTTCGCCGCGATGCTATGTGCAGATGACACTTACCGGGCAGCTATCTATTCTGCTGCTCATAGAATATTTAGAGCATGAAGGTTTAAAAGTTATCAATGCTAATACAGATGGAATTGTTATTTACGGAAATAATTATGAATTATTAAGGCAAATTATAGCATATTGGGAAAGTCAAGTTAACTTCAAAACAGAAGAGACTTTTTATAAGGCGTATTACGCACGAGATGTGAATGCATATTTTGCTGTTAAGGAAACTGGTGAAGTCAAAGTTAAAGGTCCATACTCTGAAGTTGGTTCACAGACTGGAACACAGCTAGATAACAATCCAATTATGCTTATTTGCTCTGATGCTATTAAGAAGATGTTAAATGAAGGTGTGGAGATAGAGAAGACGATTATAGAATGTAAGGACATTACTCGATTTGTAACGGTGCGAAATGTCAAAGGTGGTGCCCACAAATCAGGACATTACTTAGGCAAAGTCATTCGCTGGTACTATGGCAAAGGTGAGCTAGGAACAATCAATTATGTTGAGACTAATAACAAAGTGCCAATGACTGAAGGCGCTATACCACTTATGGACCTAGGAGATTTCCCAAGCGATCTAGATCACCAACGATACATTGATGAAGCTAAGGCGATCCTATATGATGTTGGATACCTAAAGCGATCACAGGAGGTTAAATTTTTCTGATGAATGTCCTTAAAGCCATGCAAGATACTACAAGAATTGCTTTTGAACGATGCATGAAAGGTGAGGGTAGTTTAAGCTATGAACACATAGCTGGAATGCAGATTACAATGCAGGAATCGGAAATGTCTTATGGTAAAATGTGCCGCTGGTTAGGTTGGGCACAATGTGCCGTTGTAGCTTCAGGAGTAGCTACATTAGATGATATGAAGGCAATTAACACACTCAATAAAGCATAGCCATTCTACTACCCGGATTAACAATCGTAAATCCAGCAATGGAACGGTTATGAATCCTTATGCGTCCACCACCCGAATTAGCATCCCATGATTTCCAAATATTTCCGCTAGTGTGACTTACCAATTGAAATACATGACCACGCCTAGCAGCTACCATTCCCGGTGCCGCTTCAGCCCTAGGGAAGCGTAGCCAGTTAGCAGCTAGCCATAGATCGCGCTTGGCCGTGCCGAAAATTTTAATCGCCAGAGCACAGCCACAGAACCGATGGGGGCAACCCTGTGGCCTTCCCCCGATAACCTCACCCACGCCTCGCGCTACGCGCCTAGCGACCCATTGAACAGGGTCAGAGGCATAGGTTTCGCCAGCATAGCGGGGAACAGAAACCCGGTTCCTATGTTGGCGTTGTGCGTAATGCCGTACCTTCACTCTTTTGTGAGCATAAGAAAGTGCGCGAGCAGTTGAATAATTTTTTCGACTATCAAAATAACGATCATCAGATTGAGCATTGGCGTTAGTAATGAAAAGTAAGCTAATAATAACAAGCAAATATTTCATTCTTTAATCCTTGGTGGAGCAACATCACTTTCAATTAGACGTGCTGTGTTATGTAATGCGTCTAAGCGTCTATGAAGTCCTTGCATGTCTTCTTTTCGTTCAATCCTTAACTCATCATATTGTTTTTTAACTTCATCTCTAAACTCTTTTAAATGTTCAAGAACAACTAATGTACCAGCGTTGAAAACTTCAATGGCATTTAATCTTTTTTCAATGCCACCCATAAGTAAATCTACTTTATCATCTAAACCTTGAGTACGTTGGTCAAAAGCTGTTCTAGTAGCATGACGCTCTTTAGCTAAGTGAACTTGTATTCGCCATGCTACTATAAACGAAGCTACGCTTATTGTAACTATAAGAGTTACAATAAAGATTATCTGTTCCCATGATGCGCCACCACTCATTACGTCTTATCTTCTTCCTGCACTCGCGCCCAAGCAGCATCAAAAGCGTCATCTGCTTGTTTTTCTAATGCATCAAGGCGTGCAAGCTGTTCTGGAGTAACTTCAGCGTTATCCTTAAGAGCAGAAATGATATTTAGAACAAAAGGTTTAACGTCCTGATACTCTTTAATTGCTAGTGGTACAATTTCTTCTAGAGTATCAATTACCATACCAATGGTAGAACCACCGGGAACTAATGGAAGTAAATTTTCAACAAGCTTTAAAAGTCCTGTTACAACTGAGTTCATTGCACTGTTCCAATATGATAGGTGTCCATAATTCCAGTTAACGTTGTCACTGCAAGCTGCAATGCATCATACAAGCCTGCTGTACCTAATTCACCCGGATGACTGCGTTGAAATGCAACTAAATCATTGCGAGCTTTACGAGCATTAATAACAGCAGGACCAAGAACAGCAGATACTTCTTTAGTTCGGCAAACCTTACTAGTCGTCTTATCGCAACGAGTAAGATTAAGATAATTGGTTGCAGTAACTTCAATAGAAGCAAAACTATTTCTAGCAATAGTAATTTGCTGTTCTGTAACTGTTACAGAGCTTGCTGAATCAACTAATCGAGTGATACCAGCACAACCACTTACAGAAAATGCTAGAACTAAAATTAAAAGAATTTTTTTCATCGCTTGATCCTCATTTCGTTATAAATAAATGCCAGTCTATTAAAATTAGCAAACCAATTGCTAACTAACTTTTCAGCTTCTAAGGATAGCTGTTTATAGCTCATAGCTTTATAATTTAGCTCCCATGTACTCACGGCGAAGCTCCTGTTGCAATATCGATTACTTGTGCGCGATCTTCTTGATTAGTTCCGACTTTAGGCTGTTGTGGGTCAGTTGCCACTTGAGCCAATGTTTGATTAGCTTGGGTATTAACTTGAATCCTTTCAACACCCGGCATTGCAGCAACTTCTTTTACTAATGAGCCTTGTGTTGATAATGCTACGGTTATTGAGTTAAGAATCATATTGGTTAATCCGGCAACAGATATAATACTTTTTGTAATACCGGGACCAAATAAATCTGTAAGCTGCGCTGTTGATACCATCAGCACACTTAAGATTGCTCCACAAATCGCTAGAATTGTTTTTCCGTTTAAGTTCATAATATTTCCTTTTAACAAGTTGTAACTAATGCATTTCCAAGCATTCCGCAAGTATTAGTCGATCCTATACTATCTGCTGCACCCCAAGTACCAATTTTAGAAGAAGTCGGTTGCCAAATAGTTACTTTATCAACTGTTGATGCTAATAACAATGCTCTACCTGCTGTACATGTACCATTGCATTTAATTAAATTATTAGAAACACTAATACCAGAACTATCGTTAATGGTAATTGAGTTGGTTGAGGAATTATTATCAGAGCTAATTGCATTATTAGAGTATATCATATTATAGTTAAAAGTACCTCCTGTATTAGAAGATACTAATAAGGCTCTAGGTGCATTATCATTAATGTTCCCATCAATGATTAATTCAGTCATAATAAAAGTAGATTTACAAGCAGCCGCAGCAGCAGTACCAGCTAATGTAGTGACATAAACGCCAGCACCACCGGGAGTTCCGCTAGTTTGACTAGCAATTGTAGTACCTGCTGCTACACCAGTTCCTGTTACAGTTTGACCTAAAGCAGCAACACCACCAGTAACTATTGTACCTGTAACACCTGTTACAGTCATATTAGTACCGGATTGTGTACAAGTAAAACTAGCAGAAACGCTATCTAACTGAATTGATGCTGTTGGAGTACCAGTTCCAACTAACAAATTATGGTGAATATGTAATTCTGAGGTTTGGCCTCCAATATTTAAATAAACAGGTCGCGGGGCAAATATCTGATTATTAGTTAAATTAAAAGCACCACCTGATTGCCAAAGTAATCCAATAGTATTTGAAGTAATAGGTGCAAAAACCTGAAAATAATTATCCCGAATAATATTACCTCCGCTATCTGGTGCAAGAGGATTAGAAACTTTAACACCATAATTATAATATGGCGACACAGTGCTATTTTTAATTGTACCGTTTAAAGAATTAAGCAAATTAATTCCAGAAGTACCATTTGTTACATTAACGCTATCTATTACTCCACCAATATTATTATATGTATTGTTACCATATTGTATTCCAACTACTCCAGTTGTAGAAAGAGAAGGATACGAGCAGGTTAAATTTTTAACATTAAGTGTTTTATTAGCACTAGATGGATTAAAGTTAATACAATTTATGGTACTTGTAGTTGGAAAAATAAATGTAGAATTTGCTCCATCACCTTCAATTGATACATTTGTTTGTACATTAATAGCACTAGATGAAATAATACATCTACCAGAAAGTAAAAGTGTATTGCCGGGGCCAGTTAAGCTTTGTACATAAATAGAAGCGTTATTTAATTCTAAAGTATCATCATTTGAACCGTCACATACTGCACCAAAAATACTTGCCGGAACGCGAGCTTGCTTAACTAAAATCCAACGCCCGCTACCTACACTTGGCGCTATACAAGACCCACCATCATCCGTACAAGATGCTCCACTATCCCAATAATAAATTGTGGATGGTGAATCACCATTTGCATAATAGCCTGTCCTAGTAGCCCAACTATATAACCCAGAACCCAAAGCCTTTAAAGCTGCATTTGTAGCAACTGTAATAGTTGGTGCAGTTACCGTAGGAGCTAAAGAAATGATATTACCAGTACATAAAAGTCCTGTTCCGCAAGCTATGTCACCAACCATTAAACCCAATGAAGTAACACCGCTAGCATCTGCGCTATTTTGGTCAGGTGTAATCTTAATAATATAATTTAAAGTTTGTGTAGATTGAACAATACCAAAAGGTGTAGATATTCCACCTTGAGCAGTTCCAGTAAACGTACCTCCACCTCCTAAATGTGCTACTACATCAATTCCTGTAACAGCAACATTATTTGTAACAACAACTGTTGCCCCCACACCACCTCCACCAAATGAAGTACCTGCTGCACTATTAATAAGATTACCTGCATTATTTAACGTATGTGTGTGACCCGGATCACCTATGCTAATGCCTCCATTACCCACAGTTAAATTACCACCAAGATTACCAGCAGGAGTATAAGGAGGCAAATTAGATGCAAGTAATGTTTTAGTTTGTCCGCCACCTTTAGCACCTGTGGCGCTTGCAGTGACACCTAATCCAGTAGAAGTTAAATTAGTACAATCTGTGCCGCCCATGTTACATCTACCAGCAACTACATAACCTCTTAAATCAGGAACATTAAATGTAGTAGAACCATTACCGTTCCCGTAAAGAAAAAATACTCCAGTTGTAGCTGTAGTTAAACTAGCATTAGTATTCATAGTAACAGTAGTAGAAGTTTTAGAAAGAACAGTAGAGCCTGCTGCAATACAAGTAGTTTCTAAAACAGCACCAGCAGGAATTTGAGATGTATCAGACAATCCTGTTAAAATAGGACTACCCGAAGTGCAATTAACATTCTGATTTAAAGTTACAGCAGTATAAAAAGCAGCATAAGTAATGCGTGAAATTTCTTGCCCATATGCGAATACATATTGATTAGGAGCAACCAAACCAGCCCAAGACTTGACAGTACCAACTAAATCACCATCGCCCGTACCTGTAGTAGAACCACCTGTACCAGCAGAAGCGGTTACAGCATCAAAAATAGTAACATTTGCAGATGTGCGGACTAATTGACGGTAAGTACCATCACCATAAATAATAGCTCTTCCACCAGCATCTAAAATAACCGGATTAGTGTTAGGCGTAGTTTTAGCAGCATCCTGCCATGTCGTCTTAAAAGTAGTGGTCGAGGGGATATAGAAAAAAACTTTACCGCTTGAAAGCGGATTGCCATTATTGTCTAGAAATTGGGTCTTACCCTGTGGCAATATAGCGGCGTTCTGCGCAAGAGCAGGATTTAATAAAAGAAAAGAAAAAAAGAGGAAGTTGATGATAGTTTTCATCATTTTGACTTTAACCTTAATCTTCTTTCACGAATATATAAACTGGCAAATAATTATATATACTGTACCCACAACTATAATAATCTTCTTAGCTTTAGAATTTGCCCGATTTCTCTCTAAGATAGTCCGTCAATGGTGTGCCAGTCAATACCGGCAATTTAGACGTGATATCTTTAGCAGTAGTTATCTTACTACTTTGGACTTTCTCAATCTTGCCAAGCGCAGTCAACGCACTATCTCGCATAAGACCACTACGCGAAAATAAATCAGCAGAACTTACAGCAAGATTATCACTTCCAATTTCCATTAATCTTTTCTTACCACCAATACCTATATTTCTAAGAGCCATAACACCAGAAGCAACACCCGGACTACCAGTTGCTAAATCAGTAGCGAATCCCTTTACAGCGTCAGTAACAAAACCACTACTATCATTACGTTCGCCATACTTGCGTTGATAAGCTTGGCGTTCTGCTGTTTGAGCACCATGTCTAATTTCATTTTCTACTGCCCTAAATGTAATTGCTTTATGCAAATCATCTAAAACAGATTCAGCACTAGGGCCGAATGCATGTTTGAATATTTCTCTATTGGTGTCTTTCTTACCAAACAGTCTAGCTGCACCGCTCAATTGACCTTGTGCAGATTGCTCCATTAAATTACCAGCAGCCGCAAGAATACCTTTCTTAATGCTTTCCTGTACTTCTGGAGTAGCAGCATCGAAAGTTCTAATAAACTCTGCCTTATTAACATTTTTAGCAATTGCATCATGACCAATTACTAAACCGTCCTTAATTTTCATTTTTTCGGAAAATTTAGTATCAGCAGCTAACATTTGAGGATTGGTTTTAATTTCAGCGTCCAATAGCTTACGTGTATTCTCTACAGAGGCTAAAGCCTTTGGAGGTAACTTATCCGCAGTTTTATTGATTATATCGTCTATGCCTTCTCTTACCTCATGTAAGTCTTTCACACTAGTTTTTAATGATCCATCTTTTTTGTAAAAGAATCCTTTAATCTTTTCTAAAACAGCAGCCTTATCACCAACAGCAGTTTCTAAATTGTCATCAATATGACTGAGTACACCAGAAGCATCTAGCTTTTGAGGAGATGTGTGGGCAGCACTATAATCAGCTTTTGTTAAAGTTCTAGCTTCAGTAGTAATATTATCCGCTTCTGTACCTTTAGCCTTACCGCGTTCTACATAAACATCAGGCTTTGCACCAAATTTATTTTCAAATATTTTTACAGCATCAACATTAGCAGTAGCAGCGCGATCAGCAAAAGCACCTTTTAATATTGCTGTAGGCTTGCCACCAAATGAAGCTAATCCGCTTGCTTCAGCAGATAAGGAAGGGTCTAAATCTGCAATAGTGGCTTTTGATCCCATTTGCCTTAAAGCAATAGCTGCTTCTTCTGGTGTATAACCAGCATCTTTTAAAGAACCAATAATATTTTTAGCAGCACTAGGGGGCATTCCAACTTCATTGGCTAATCTGGACACTGATAAATTAGCCCAAGAATTACCCATTGCAGATAAGGCTTTAGAAATACCAACTACTGCACCATGAGTAAGCGGACCAGCTACAACGCCAGTAGCAGCACCAATACCAATATCTACAGGTAATGAAGTTTCAGGACGCGCCGAATTGGTTAAGGCGTTAAATTCACCACCAGCAATACCACCTTGTAACCCCATTGCACCAACACGATTAATCAATGGTGCAGCAATTTTCTCACCGCTAGAAAGCATTGTAGGTAAAGCACGTGCTACTACATTTGCGCCTTGCATTATCCTAGCTGGCACTAAAGGCGCTGTAGCTGCGATTTGACCACCAATGCGGCCTATATCCGCTGTTGTGCTATCTGGATAAGTATTTTTATAGTCTTCCTGTTCTTTAACTACACGCTTATCAAAATTAGCCGCCCTTTCCTCACCACCGAGAGCTAATTTTCTATCAACATAACCGATTCCTTTACCCACAGTATTAAGAACGTCATTGACACCTTGGGTAAATCCACCAACAGCTTTATTAGTAAAACTAGGTTCTACAGCAGCAGCTTCAACTGCTTGAGTTTTAGGCGTAGAGAATTGCTTATATAACGATTCTACATCAACGCCAGATTTATCAGGCGATTTAGTAGAATTACCACTAAAATAATTATATAAGTCATCAACTTCAGCCATTACTGACCACCAGTAATATCAATTAAGCCCTGATTTCTAACAATAGCTAATGATTTCCAAAACTTTTTGCCTTCAAAAGTATTAGCTTTCTTTTTCATTTCATCTAATAAATCTTGGCGCTCTTTTGGTTCCATCATATCAATACCAAAAGCTCTAGCGTCAGCCCTAGCTGGAAAAGTAGAACGATGTTCCCCATATTTATTATAATCATTACCTTCAAATGCACCTGCTCTAGCAGCTTGTATTCTATCCTGTACAATAGCATCTTTAGTTAACTTAACTAAAGCTTGATTAATTTGCCCTTTAGGGTCTGGATTACTAGCTTGAGCTAAAGCCTGTCCTGCATCTGATCTACCTGCTAAAGGACTTTGACCAACATAGGCAGCTAATTTCTTATTAACCTCTTGTCTTAATGCAACAGGATCATTTGGAGTAGTTGGAGAAATACCTAATACTTTAGCTACTGCTAAAGCTTTATTATATTGGTCAGTTAGTGGGCCTGTTGTCATACCTTTCATTAAAGGTATCGCCTGTAAAGCAGGTTGAATTTGAGTTAGTTTTGCAGTTGCTAAATTCTGATCTTCAACAAGCTGTTTGCGCCCTTCTTCAAACATAGGAGGCATAGCAGCAGCACCACCGGGAAAACGTTGGGCTACCGATTGCGCTGGCGTAGGAGCTTCTACAGGTAACGGATTGTCGCGCACCATAGGTGGTGCTGTGTTCGGCCCTGTAGTTATCGTAGAGCCATCAGGAGCTTTTCTAGTGCCTACAGGAAGTGGCCTAGTGTCAACCGGAGGGGTAACTAAGGGGCCGCTACTAGGTGCTGTATAGCGAGGCTGGCCACGGTTCGGGCCTTCTTCAACTACCTCTTGTGTAGTAACTGGTAATTTAGTGGTTGCAATCGGGTTAGGATTAATTTGAACACCAAATCCGGGGCGCGGGGATGATCTAGTTTGATAAATATTACGATTATCTGTAGTTGTGCCTTGTTGGCCAGCATAATATTCTAATGCTTCTTTCGCATGTAATGCGCGAGCAATGTAGCGATCTTTAAAAGCTTGAATATCTTTCTGATCGGTAGGAATTTCCTTTACAGCCTGAGAATACATTTCAGGAGTTAAATATTTTTGATTAACAGCACCTTGAAGCACTTTAAAAATATGCTGTGGTGTCGCATCAGGAGGTAATGAATTAATTTCCTTGGTCATATAATCCAAGCCTTGATTAACTAATTCAAGCTTGGATTTATCAATATTAATTTTACCTTGCTCAATAGCTTGCGCACCTTGCTGCAAGCCTTGAAGCTTACCAACCATATCTAATGCACCCGGTTGTGTGGGTAAACGATAACTAGAGGTATCAACTTCGGCCATGTTAAACTAACCTAATAAATTGCTGTAGAGCTAGCAAAATTACTACCACTAGAGGGAGTTCCATACAATCCTTTATATGCAGCATAGCCACCAATATCACTAGCAGCTTTACCTATAGCACTTCCTGTAGCATTATAAGCAGCAGCTTGTGCATTACCGCCTCCAATAGTATTAGCTGCAACACCTTGACCAGTAGCAGTATTGACACCAGCTTGAGTAGTTGCTGCTTTATTGCCGATAGTAGCAGTTTGAGCAGCAGCATTACCGCCAACAGTCACAAGTCCCATAAGTCTATCAAAAGCATTTTGACGATTGGTATTTTCTAAGGCGAATTGATCTTTATATGTCTGATTAGCTAAGCCTGTAGTGAATGAAGCAGCACCTTTTAACGCTGCACCAGAAACACCTAACCCGCGAGCAGCGGCAGAATTTTGAACTGCTTTCAAACCTTGATCTTTAGTAAACTGATAACCGGGAGTCTTTTCTAGTGCAGCTTGATCCATTTCAATTGGAGAAGTTAAGAAGGGTAGACGCTTTTGTAATTCAGCAAGATTTTCATTACCAGCAGTGCGATATGGTGCAAGGTCTTCACGGGTTTGCCCGTATTGGTCAGCTAAAAGCTTATTAGATTCACGACCTAATGTAAGTTGAGTATCTGAAGCCTTGTTAGTAGCTGCTACTTGAGCATCAGCAGCTTTACTAGATGTATAAGCCGTAGTCGCTGCACCAATAACAGCAGAACCAACAATAGCAGTAGCTACCCATGCATTACAGTATGCAGATGGATAGTCTTCAAAGTCAAATAGTTCTCGGATCATGGCAATGGTAAATCCAATTGCATATCTGAAGTCTTCAACTCTTCAACAAATCTCTGAAATTCATCTTCATCTTGAGCAATAAAATGAGTTTCAATTTCATCAACATCAGTAAGATTTGTGCCGTGTACCGTTACCCACAAACAATCGGTTAAAGCATGTGCGATACGCTTAGTACCAGCAGGAGAATTAACAATAAAAGGTGCTTCAATTTGCTTAACTTCCTCACCAACTAAAACTTGCATCGCACCTTGCATAAGTAAATTCAATTGTGGATATTTATGTATCTTGCCTGTAAGAATGGTATCTTTAGGAATGTACAGCGCGCGGGCATAGACACCAAGAGAAAAATAGTTTTCGTGCCGTAGCTCTAATTGAGGCTGCTTTTTCATTTCAGCTTCAAAGGAGTTTACTACCGCTCTTGTTGAATTTAAAGCGCCTGTACCGAATAGAGCTAATTCCAGCATACTCATTCTTCTATTCCTCCACTACAAACCATTCGCCATTTATTTCGTGTCTGTAACTAACTCCTGCCATCATAATTATTTGTGATATTTCTGGATTATAGTAGCTGTCTAGAATTTGTTTTGTGCTCATGCTGTTTTACCTTCCAAAAGGTCTATAAGCTCTTGCTCTGCATAACCATAGTTATGATAGAAATCTTGACTATTTTGATAGCGCAAAGCAGATTTAGCTAATTTAGCTGTACCTTTAGTAATAGTCACATATCCATTGTCTTCAGCGTCAGCACCACCACAGCCAGTCATTACTTTAGTCCAGTCAGGGCGATTAGCAGCCATAGGATACATTTATTGCGCTCCTGTATTTTGTCCATAGTTAGCTAAGAACTTTATTGTAGGCAGCACCGAATAAGTTACAGTTATAGTATCTTCAATAGCTACAGGAATTAGCTTCATCCCCGTCACATCTATAGTTATTTGACCGCGCGTGAGCGTTATTGCTGAAACTGTTCCTCCTGTAACCGATACGTTTCCCGGTTCTTTTGAAGTGTAAGAAAATGGTGAAGCACTTAATGTAACATCAGCAATGTTAGGAGGGGCTTGTGTAAATTGCTGTAAATAAAAATTCCAAGGCGATGCGAGGTTTAAACCTTTTGTAACAAACTGCTGTACTAGATTTGGAAGGGGGATCATTTATAATCCAACCCAGATACATATATTATTCCACCATCTGCTGAAACTAGTTCCAGGTTTGCAAGCCCCATCATGGCCGGGAGGTAATATGCAAGTCCATTTCATGTCTTACTTGCTTTCACTTCAGCAAATCCACCAAGCAAACTTGTTTTTAAAGCTACTGACCATTCAAGTTTAAAGATTCTATCTCTTGCCATACCTAATCTATTCCAAGATACTGTAGTTAAATACTCGCCTTGTAATCCAAAACCCTGCTGAATGCCGTTACCATAAGTCCTACCGCGATCATCAGAAAAATATAAAGTCATCATAGGTTCTAAATCAGGATCGTCAATATCAGTTGTTCCAACTTCAATATCAGCATCAAAAGAATTATAAATTATTCTATTATATTCAGGTCCAACCATATGCATAAAAGTTTTTCGACGCAAAATCGGGCCTTCAAAATCAGTGTAAACCTCTGGGTCTAAAATGTAAATCCGCCCTGTTTCCCAATCACCAATCATGTTTTGATTATTAAAAAACATAAACGTATTAGCACGATGGCGATTAATATTACCGTTTTCATCAAGCCATGACCAACGAAACCACTCTTCAGTAGTTAAATCATAAACCCAAGTAACATTAGCTGTAGGGAAAATTATAACATAAAAAGCATGATTTTCTTGTGCCCATACTCCACCAATAGCATCAGCTACAGTTTCATAGCCTTCCATTTCATTAGTAAGAAATGATGTAGCTATGTTCTTAGTCTGATATCCAAAGCCCATCAATATTTGAAATTGACCTTGCCTATCCTGCATAAGCCAAAATACAATTACATCTTGCGAGGCAATTGAATATTGTGCTCCACATCCATGATCGATAAAGGCACCTTGAACAAGCTGAAAATAAAAATCAGCCGCACCTGTACCAATCCAAATTTCAGTAGTAAGAGCACCAATTAACCAAAGCTCTTTATGAACTGTAGCAATACCCACAATTGGGTCAGCAGAACCACTTTTAGCAGCTATGTCTAATGGATCAAACGCCGTCATAGCTACGATTTGAGTATAGTCTATCATAGAGCCAGAAATATAAAATTGATTAGTATCAGGCCGATTGAATACGAAAAATGTATCCAAAAAGACCACAAAATCCGCGCCATAAAATGCAGGGTCGATAATTTGTGTAAAGGAGTTGTCAGACATATTAATCGCCCAACCTTCAACACCGTCAACTAAGACAATGATTAAGCCATTGTCTGACATTGACACTTGGCTAGCGCGATCAGGAATAGCGCCAACAAATACCATAGCACCATTAGTTGCTATGGCATAAACTCTTGTGCCAACAACTTCATAAGCAGTACCAAGAGTAGTCCTATAAAGACAACGTGAATTATCCTCTTGGTCAGGAGTACCAAATAAGGTGGAACCGGGAGTTTGATAATAAGTGGTTTGTGCAGGAGCTTGCTTATTACTATTAACTTCCATATATAAGTTAATAGTTTCCTGTGCCGATGCTATCGGACTTCTATCACGATAAGCACCACCTAGGCACGGAACACGAGACATTATGATCTACTCTTAATTTCAGCCTTAACCTGCCTAATAGTAGGCACCATTGAATTTTTATAAATCTCTCTTGTTTCTTTATCTCTATTACGCCAATTTAATTCTTTAAGCCAAGCTTTTAACTCTGACATTTTCCAAAAGCATAAAAAAGTGTTAGGTGGGTTAAGTATCACCTAACCCACTCCATAGCCATCAGGATTATACAATGAAAATGCATGTCCCTTACGAATACCGGGAGGCATTCCAAGTGTTGGCACTTGTGTATTAGCAGAACGAACAGTATTAAGAGCACTCTTGGCTAGTCGTTGTGTTTGCTCACCAACAGGAAGATTATATGCAGAGCATAAACGAATAGCTAAATTATAATGAATAGCTTCCTCATACTCTTCAGGCATATCAAATTCACTATCCAAGCTGATAGTGGTATTAGTTACAGTATAAACAAATCCAGAGCCACCACCTAAAGCCGCGTCATCAATACCTAAAACATCATTAATAACGTAGTTTTGTCCTGCATTCTGAATAGTAGCAACTGTAACAATACCACCAGCTACAGTAATATCTACAGCCGCACTATTTTGATTTTCACCGCCACCAACTAAAGGTGTAGCAGGATATAAACCATCTGTATAACCAGTACCGCCAACAAACCTACCAGCACTAATTCGCTGTTGCCAGTTAGCAGAACCTTTAACAATTAAATGAAGTTCATAAGTAGCATCTGGAACTGGCCAGAAATAGACATTTCCATACGGATAAGCAGCATCATAAAACACCCTATATGGAAATGAGCTTAATTCTTTAAGAGCAATTAAAGCATAATCTTCATAACTAAAGATTAATTTACATGGAATAGATACAGGAGTGCTAACATCAGACTGCAACAAGATCATATAAGCTGATTGTATCTTATCTGGCCTAGCTGCATTCCAGTATTGACCGGGGCCAATCTTATTAGATTTTAATCCATTACCCACAACTGAGATATCAATAAGATTGGGCACAAGCCAGCGTTTTTTCTGCCAAGCCGCCATCATGCGCTTAAGATATGTAAACCCATCATCAGTATCTTGAGCAAGTAGCGTTTGGCCAACGCCTAAGACGCCAGCCTCACGCATTGCTAGATTGATGAAGTCTCTAGCTGTAGGCATTTAAATTACTGCTGTGCCCAACCGGGTTTCTTCTCTTCCTTTGGTTCTTTAGCTTCAGGATTATTCTTAAGCCATTTCTTATGTTCATCTGGACTATTAACAATTACACCAGCCACAACTTTATTGTTTTCAATCTTCTGACCAACAATTTGTGGGTATTGTTTTCTACCATCAATTTCAAGCGGAAATTCATCAACAACTTTTTCAGTCTGAGCTTCTTCAGCCATTTTTCTTAACCTTCATTTTTTCATCGGTTGAATTAAGAAATGATAGATACTGCTCACTAGATAATGTAGCAAAAGGTTTACCAGAAATGTCTAAGCCTTTTTCTAAATTGGTAAAATAAAGCCTAGCTAAATTTTGGTCAACCTTATCACTTAAGAAATAAAGGTGGTTTTCAATATCCATATCACACCTTTAAAAAGTAGGGGCATTTGCGCCCCTATAAGTTGGAGGAAACCAATTAAACCTTATCCGCCACTACGCAAAGCCACTCAGGACGGATATACCTAAAGCCAAATAACACGTCCACACGAGTAGCTAACTGATCGCTATTCGGCAGATAGTCAGTAAGCACGCGCATGGAAATACCATTGTATTCCGAACGCGCACACTCCACAACGGCACCAGTGACCAACACAAGGTCAGCGGTTGCCATCGTAACAGCCTTCTGAGTGTAGGCAATAGACTTGCGGAACACTTCACCCGGCTTAGTCACCATAAGCACCGCACCACCAGCAGGAGCGGGAACAGAAACAGTCTGAAACTGCTGATTAACACCAGCAATAGGAGCAATCAAATCAGGGTAAATAGGAATGCTAGTATCGTTAATCGCAACATCAGCAGTAACAACAAACTGCTGAAGCGTTCCTAAATCCTGCTTATTGACACGGTTAACCTGATTAACCGTAGCAACTGTAATAAAGTCACCCTTCTTAAGAGTGGTAGCAATTGCAGTAACAGTGAGTGCAGAAACGTTATTCTGCGCACCGTTAATGGTAGATGTACCTGCGTAAGTGCCAGAAGTGTGCTTAATAACAGTCTGATCTTCAAACCAACGCTCATAGCCTAAACCAGACTTCATGCTACCAGAACGAAATTGAGCACTAATTTCAGGAGTAGGATTAAACTGACCAGCCATAGTAGCGACGGCGCGAGCATTGGAAGTAGGATCAAGAACAATTCGGCGGCTGTTCATATCCGCTGAATTTTGAGTAAGAGTTGCATTACCTAAAAGGTACTGTTCAATACCGGGGGAAATAATATTACCACCAGCATCAACGTTAGAAACGAAGTTACTGACGCCACCTTCAGAACCATTCATAATGGTAACGGCAACCTCACCAGCAAGGTTGTTAATAATAGGCGCCATCACCAATTCTGAGTAGTTGTCAATATCCATCGTGCGTTCAGCAGAAGTGAACGGCACTGCGATATTAACCTGATCGGAAACGGTTAAAGTGGTGTATTTCTGTTGCGTAGGCTGCAACTGCATTGCAGGACCACGGGTAGGCACATAATCGCTAGGCAGACGAATACGCAACGTCTCACCAATTTTTGCACCATCAATGGCAAATTGAGGGTCATACTGAGTATCCATGTTCATAATGAACAGGTTAGAGTTTTTGAATAATCGTACTGCTTCAGCAGTAATCATGTCGATGGTTAATAAAGTATTACCGGGCATAACTTAGAATCCTTAAGTGAACTAATTGGTTAATCAAATGCCAATAATGGCGCGAATGCTTTTTAGCTAAAAAGATTTTTGGGAAGGTGCTCTAACGAGCAGCAGGGTTGTTAAGGGACAACCGAGAAACCAGACAGGTGCGGTTAAGCCAGCACCAGAAGGCGAATGCTGCAATCTACCCACAAATGATTAGCCCCTGCAAGCGGAATTTTTGCTTACAGGGGCTAAGTTGCGAGTGTGCCGTAGGATAGTCCTTAGGCAAGTGGAATCACCTACCTTTCACTTATACCTTGTTAAAAACTGACTTTGTTCTGTAGTTCTACGTCCAATTATTTCCTTTGGAATCTTCCAATCCATAATGTGTTTAGCGCAGCCTGCTTTATCGCCAGCGTTAAACAATTTTATTGCTGTTGATTTAGCAAATTTTTCTACATTGAATGTAATTGAAACGAATGCATCAAATTCATGATCTTCAGCAGGCACTTTTAATGCATTGTTTACAAGCCTTTCATATTTCACAAGATCATGCATTAGAATTTCATCACATTCCTGTGCAGTAAATTTTTTGTTCTTAGTGTCTTTATAGAAAGGTTGACCTGCATTATCAGTGTGACCAACGCAACAAGTCCATACGCCTTGTGTGTCTTTATACCATTTTAAAATCTTACCTTCTCTATCAGTAAGCCTTTGTCTACCTCTTAATGTCATCTTGTAATTTGTGGGCATGATTATATCCTTTAATTAGGCCCTCATGTATATCATGAGCTAACAATCTTTCAGAAAGGGCACGGTCAACCCGCCCGGCCATTAATTAATTCAACCCCATCTTGCGCTTTCTATATGCTTCAGATTGTGCAGCACGAATACGAGCAAATTCAGCCATATTTTTAGGGTCTAGAACATCAGGAGTAACGCCGCGTCCCTTAAGACCTTCATTAGGAGCAGGTACTTTAGAAATAGGCTTAGGCGGCTTCTTAAGCTTATTAGAAATGTCATTTAACCTTAAAGCCATCTTAGCAGGACTAAGAACATGAATTTCTTCATACTCGTCTTCATGCTTAGTAAGATACATTAATACATCACCGCCATGATTAGGAAGGTCATCAAGAATACCAATCATAGTACCCGGAATCATACCATTATTATAATCTTCAGCCATAGCTTCAATTTTAGTTTTGAAGTCCTTATCGATTTTCTTAGCTTCTTCTGCAATACGATTAACAGAAGCTTCAAACTCATTTTTAGTTATCTCTTCTTTAGCAAATTCTTTAGCACGCTTAACAACTTCTTCTTCAGTAAATACCTTTTCATCATCAGGACGTGCAGCAAGCTGCTTATTAGCTTCTTCTAATTCCTTACGCAAATCACGGTTCTTTTTACGCTCTTTCTCAATACGATTTTTAAGCCTTTCTCGCTCCTTAGCAGTTAAAGTTTTATCTTCTAATTCTTCCTCTAATTCTTCAACCTTCTCTTCAGAGGCTTCAATTTTTTCCTCTACATCTTCAGGCTCTTTTACTTCTTCTTCCTTAACTTCCTCTTCCTTCTTAACGCCATCCTCTTCAGCAATCTTTGCTTCGGCATCCGCCTTAGCTTTAACAGCATCGGCTTCAGTCTTAATAATAGCAATGGAATCGCGTTCGGCTTGTGCCGCCTTCTTCTGTTCTTCGGTAGCCATGTTAGGATTTCCTTTTCTTTATCTCTTGTTTGATTTCATTACGAAGTGCTTTAAAACTTGGATTTATTTCTGGCTTAGGCTTCAGCTTTTCAAATTTAGGATGCTTTAACGATTCTAAATAATTTTCTTCAACTCCTGAAAGTTCCCAATCAGCAGCTTGAAGTTCCTTTAGGGTCATGCCCACAATATCAGCGCCTTTAAATTTTGCCATATGCTTTCATAATCTCTTCAAATGATTTGTCATCATCTTTCTTATAATCAGGCACTTCTTTAGGTGGTTTTTCCTTAGCTAATATTTTAGTTGGTAATTTCTTTGTCATAGCTTACTCACAATCTTAGCTTGCTCTTTAACGTAAGATTTTACATCTTTCATTAAAGCCTTATCGCTACGGACTTCATCGGCACGCTGAATACTTCTCAGTGCGTCTTCAGCCCTATAACGTCTTTCGCGCTCTACATCAGCTTTATTTGGCTTATATGACACACATGAGGCAGTAGAAGGCATTTCAACTGGCAGCTTTGGTTTCTTAGCCATTTGCATTTCCTTTCATTAAAGCAGCAGTGTCACCACTATTAACATGCTCAAATCTCTTAGTATTCACAATAATTGGAGGCTCTGGCTTACAGTCTAGAACCTTGGTCAAATCAATGTCAGGCAACTTATTATCAAACAATGCTGTAGTGTCATCATCGTGAATACGCTCTTGCAACGCAGTCCAAATTTCATGCTTCATTGCAGGACTAGCGTTAGGTTGATTTAGAATATCGATTAAGTGCGATACTGCGCGCGGGATAAATTTAATGAAATTGTGAGCAGCGTAATACCTAGCTGATTTGTGTTTTGAAGTGAGACCTTGAGAACGTCCAACGTCGTAGAAGACGGCTGCAAATTCTAACGCGGTGCGTTCAATAAGTGTGGTGCGCGGGGAGGCGAGTTTTTTATTCATTCTGTATTCTCAAACGGGTTGTGGTCAACTTTAACGAGGCGCGGCTTGCGCTTGAATGGGTCATCTGACACCGGGGTAAAAGTTGGTACACCACTTGAGTACAACGGAAATCCCTTGTTAGCAATAGTTTCGCGCATTTGTGGTGTGATTTTGATTATTGGGATTTTATCACCTTTTAAGTTTTCAATCATTCTACCAACAGTTTCTTCTACCATTAAATCATGAATACCATCGCGTTCGCTTTCTAATGCTTTAACTTCGTTTGATTTAATAGCTTCGCTATTTCTACCGTTATTAGTCAGTTTGTTAATTTCTTTAGTATATTCGTCCCAAGCTTTAGCATATTTAGTTTGTGCCTCTTCATCCGGCCTAATTTCATTCTTTTTAATCTTGCTCTTATCTGCAGGTAAATTTTCATACTCCACCTTCCCGCCCATCTTTTTAATTAACGCATTAGCTTTAGCTGGCAACATGGTGTCATAAAAGGCTTTCATGCCTTCACCGCCTACTTTGAGCTCAACTCCACTATATTCTATTGCTCCTGTTAAACCTTCCTTATTATCTTTTATTATTTTTTCAGCTAACTCTTTACCTACAGTATCAGCAAGCTTATCCTCTGTAACTCTATCTGCTAAAGCATTAGAGGTTTTATGACCCTTTTGAGTACCAGATATATTGTAACTTCCATCTTGCCGCTTAGTAGCTGTTATGTTGTCATAATGCTTACTCAAATCATACCTAGCTGCCTGTGCCTCCCCCGGAGTCCAAGACACAGCATCATAACCCTTAGTAGCTGCCTCTGATAACACACGCTTTAATGCAAGTTCATCCCAAGTCTTTTTAAATGGTGCATTGGGTACGCCACTTTTAGCATTCCTAACGGCCTCTTGAGCTAATCTGTATTCTTCCTGTAATGGAATTAATATGCGATCAATCTCAGGCATATCAGGAAATTCTTTGCGATTTCTTAATTCTGCTCTAGCATCTTCTAATTTAGTGTAAGCTGTATCTAATCTACTTGTTAAAGCCTTTTCAGCTTCAGGATTAAAATATCCTTGCTTCCTCCCTGCCTGATGCCAATCACTTTGAATTTCTTCAACATGCAATGTCTTACCAACTCCGGGTACTTCTCTATCATTCATACGAATATGGGCTAATACATTAGGTTCATCCCAATGGGAGGATTTGTAGTCAGGCATTCCTTTATATCTAGATAATCCTTCGATATCTCTATTTTCAGGTTGAATTTTATTCATTATGTCAACCCATTCTGCTTTTTGTTCTGGTGTAGCTTCCCTACCCAAAGCCTCAAGTTCACGCCTTCTAGCATCTAATTTTTCGGCCTTATTAGGTACATTTAAAGTTAACTCTCTGTAATTTTCTCCACCCGGCAATTGCCATTGAGAATAGCTATTTGTCTTACCTTGATAAGTTGGATTTAAATTTTCATTAAACTTAATCCCATTATCCGCAACATGCTGTGCTAATTGTTCCTTAGTTAACGGCTTATCGCCAAGTCCAGTTAAACTAAATTCCAATTCTTCAGGCTTAACACCCGGTTGATTTTTTAAGTAGCTAGTCCATTGCTCAGGAGTAGCTTTCTGTACCTTTGAACCTGCAATAGTATTTTCTAAGGTAGAATAAAACTTACCACCAATAGCACCTAGAGCACCTTTTTCAGCTAAAGGAATAGAAGACATTCCAGCTAAGCCAGCCATGTCCTGTACACGTTCGATAACAGGCTGTGAGGTATGTCCGCTATCATCAGTGATAGGCACAGCACCAGAATAAACATCACCAGCAATGGTGCTACCGCTTCTAACCATTCGTTCTGGCCAAGTCTGATAGCGTTCCTCACCACCAGTGCCAAATAACTTATTACCAATCTTACTACCTGCACTTACCTGAAAATCATCAATTAAGCGATTATCTGGTAATTCCGGTATTGTAGGCAAAGCTAATTCTTTACGCTTGATAGTGTTAGTTTCAGGATCAATAAAATAATCCTTTGGTGAAACTCCAAACTGAGCATAAAGATCATCAGCCATTATTCAACTCTATAATGTTGGTTATTCTGTTCCACATACCAAGCTCCATCAGGGGCCTTGCGCGCACCGGGTACAGGAGGCTCATCCGCCCCTTCCCCCTCACCACCAGCCGCTACAGGCTCAATAGGCGTACCTCCATCACCTATCCCTGCCTCGTCAATATCAGGCATTCCTAGAGCTTCAGCAACAGCCTGTTTAATAAGAGGTTGGACTTGTTCAAGACTAAATGCAGGTCCAGCATTACCAACAGCAGCAATACGCCTACTGATAGCGTCCCAATCATCTCTAGTCTCACCAACTTTAGCTTTTCTAAAGTTAAGTTCTAGCTCATGCTCCTTACGCTCTAAATCCTTAGCCTTTAATTCAAGTTCTGCATTTTTATCTTTCAATTGCTGTGCTTGTTCTGTAACAAGTCCTGTCAATTGCTCAATCTTATCTGCTGCCTGATGCATAGCTTGCTCAACTTGCGGGTCAGGACCATCATTGGCAATATTGGGCGGTAAGAATTTCTTCCAACGCTTTGAAAGAGCTTGCGACTTCGGGAAGTCTGCCATTTCAAAATAAATATCGCCAGCACGTTCCATAAACTCTTTAGAACTTGCTGCAAGCTGCGACATAGCACTAAACGATTCCATACGCTTAGTAGCATAAGAAGGTCCAGTATCAGCTTGAATATCATATGTACCGATATTAGGATTAAAAATTAACTCTTTAATCTTCTCATCATTATCAGTTTCATTTGTGGGCATTTCTTTTACAGCATCAGGCGCATTAGGATCAATAGTCATATTAATGATAGTACCGTCACTAGCTGTAATACGCTGCACCCGCTTTGTATCGTAAATTTTTGGAATAAGATCAATAATCTGCTTTCCAGTGTTACGAATAGCCATAGCCTGATTATCTAAGAAATGATAAGTAGCGCGATCACCTTGACGTTGCCTTGCATTAATTGCAACACCAGACTTAGCATTTTCATTTTCACCAGTCTGCGATTGATACTGCCCAGTAGTCATCATCATTTCTTGAATAGAAATCTGCATACGTTGAACATATGCAGGTGATGCTTGTGGAGCAGCAGGACGAGTAGGGGGAGGAATAGGATCGCCATTCTCATCAATATGATTATATGGTAAATAAGAGTGATTAACAGTATTAGCTGTTTTATAATACTCTTCAAATCCTTCAATAGCAGCAGCAGGAGCTAACCACGGCACTTTAGTTTGAAGTGCGCCGTATTCAACATCAGCAGAGGCATTCCAGTTATACATACGCTGTGGGTCAATTAATTGACGTGTGTGCCCCTTACGATCTAACACACCATTAATAACCGTCTCTGTACCAACAAGGCGTACAATTGGAACATATTTCCCAAGCCACGGACCACGATCAATAATGCGATCACCGGCAATCTTAAACCATTGCACATCGTCAATTAAAAGTTTGCGCTCCTGATATTGATAAGCTTCTCTGTTTTCTTTATTTGTATGGATTTCTTTATATTCTAATTTCTCTTGCTCGTCTAGATCATCGATCTTCTTTAAAACCTGTCCACCATTAGCATTAATCCAAGTAACAAGCTTACTTTTCTTTTGAGTTTTGCGATAGTATTCACAAACTCTAACAGTATTTTGCGTCATCCATCCATCAGGACTATTACCACCTAAAACACTATTACTCACAATTGACGCATATTCAGGATACTTAGATTTAAACAAATCCTTAGGTTCATCATCAAAAATAAAACCAAACCATGCATCTGAGCCGTCAACTTCATTAATATTAGGGTCTAAATAGACAGAACGAGGGTCTTTAATACGACGAATATAAATCTCTTGGTCAAATGATTCATCATCAGGATATTCAACTTGAATACGCCAATAACCTATACCAGCCTCAACTTGGAAGGTTAGTGCACTATCATAGATACTTTCTGCATTGGAAATATATTCAATATGATAGACAATTTCCTGAAACAATTGAGCAGCGTCATATGAGGCTTCATCACCTACAGGACGAATACGAACACCCGGCTTATTTTGCTTAGCATCATTAATAACCATCAGATTGTGCTGATTGGTTTTATTGATAGTGAGGCAAGGGCGATTTACACCAGTACGATCATTATATAAAACATCATCCCATTGAAAATGATTGTGCGTATCGGCATTGGCAAATTTATAATCATACTCAAAATTAACGCGAGCTTGTGCTTCCCAAGCTACGCAAATACGAAACCTATTCTTAGCTTCAATAACTATATCGTCGTCTTCTTTAGTTGGTGGTGGTACTGGTTTATTAACCGTCACATCCCAATTTAAAGACCAATTGTTGTCATCTGTGGGCATTTATAAATCGCCTTGAATATACATGTTTGGGTTATTAAAGAGCTTTACAGCCTCGTTAACCCACTCAGGCTTAATCTTTAAAGAACCATACAAAACATCTACACTTCCACTATATGCAGGTACATAATCACTTATAACTCGCATTGAAATAGTATTAGCAATAGGCAAAGAAATAGCCGGTAGAGCTACGCTGCTTAATAAACCTTTTAAGAAGCCACGCCTATTCATACTACCCTCCCATCCAATTCGTTCCAGGCCTAAATGCTGGCCTAATAACTCCAGCACCAACAGTTTTAATAGGCTTTTTCATTTGTGTTTCTGACTTTAAGCTAGTCGCAAATGTTTGAAATGCATCCGCACCGTGGCTAAATTCATTGTGTAATGGTTCTCTACTAAATGTACCTGTATCCTCATCAACCTTATATTGATAGTTACAGAGACATTGCCAACCATCGGCCGTTGCCTCTTCATCGAAATTACAAAGATCAAAGATAACACGAGCAGCCCGAATACCATGCACCTTTTTAGCAACACGAGGAACAATTTTCACCTTCCCCGGATAGCTATCGCGCAAGATTTTTGCAGTAGAGCGTCCTGCAAGCGTTTCATTATCACCATCATGTGGCAAATAATGATAACCATAGTTATAACCCAATGACTGTAAGTGCTGAATATAAAAAGGTATTTTCTTTAATCGATCCTGATAAAAGGCAATTAGATTATACTCAATACCAACCTGTTGTACAAACCAAATTGAAGTATAGTCATCATGACCCAAGTCCCAAAAAGTATGAACAACACGCGAAGAGTCATAACGAACTTCACCCCTACGCTTATCTTTTAAGACTTTCTTAATCTCTTCAGCGTAAATAGCACCATCTAAAACCTGTTTAGTGTTGCCTTCCCACACATGTAAATAATCAATATCATTTCACGCCTTAGATCGGGCGGGAAAAATTTATTATCATCATGATTGACTTTAACAACAAATGCATATCGCTTGTTGCGAATATGCTGATAACGTTGTTTCTCTAATGCAGTAAGATAATCAATATCAATGCTATTATCTAACTTCTCTTTAACAGAATAATAAAATTTTTGGTCTTCTAGGTCAACTTCACCGTTAATAAAATCAGGTGCATATTGTTGACGTTTAATTACATAACGTTTATAAATTTCATCATCTTCTAATTCAGGATTAAATGTAAACCACAACTCAGGACCAAGCCCAAATGGTCCGCCCATTCCAGCAGGATCATTTTCATGGCGACCACGAATAGTAGGGCCAAGTTTATCTAATGAAGTCTTAGAAATATTTCTAGCTTCATCAGTCCAGTTAATATCAATTTTAGCTAGTGATTTAATTGATTCAATGTTATGCCGTAAACCAGCAAATAAAAATTCAGAACCAGTGAGCTTAGAAACTATTCTAGTAGCTTGAATTTGAAAAGTATCTGCTAGACTAGCAGAGTTAATACAATTAACTAATGTTTGATAGGATGATTGCGCGAGTGAATTTTGAAATTCACGACTACATAAAATACGCAGCTTCTTATGATTAGCGAAAACAGGTAAGGCTGTAGAAGCACCTTCAGTCTTACCTGCTCCACGACCACCATAGATAATTTTTAAGCGTGCTGGTTCAAATAAGAATGCAAGCTTTCTGAGAAATTCGATTGCCATAAAATCATTTCATAATTAGCCAAACAGTGAAAATGTTAAAAATTGCCCACAATTTAAGGAATGTCATCATGGAGGAATAACCACACCTTGATTAGTCAGCATTTGTATTGTCACTCCAGGACTGCCAGCAGTATTGGCACTGTACACCGGACCGCTGTTGGCGGCCTTGCCTACCCACAGAGCAAAACCGGGGGCGGTCAGATCATCCAAGCTCTTCGCGCCAGTTACCGCTGACTGCGTCACGGTGCGTGTCCCGGCGATCATTTCGTTTATGACAGCCCGAGGAAAGGTCGACACGCTCCCATCCGACTGTTTAATCATGCTCCAGTTGTCCAAGACAGACAGAGACCATGAAAGCGCCCCCGCTCCAGCGTAGACCGGGTTTGGGGTCGCTGTTAGAGACGAGAACTTGCCCCATAGCAAAAATGTAGACGCGGGGGTAGTGCCAGCAGCACCGCCCAAATAAGTAGCCGTGTGGCATGACCACAATGGCAAATTGGCAGTGCACCCCGACAACGAAACAGCGTTCTCGTTCCCGGAGCTATTGACGAAGGTAGCTTGGGGTGCGGGGTGCGGCCGGATGCTAACCGGAGTTATCCCGGCCGGAAATCCGCTCGTTGCGCTCGTTTGGATGTACGTATTATTAAAGTCCTGTGTCACATCCGTGACTTGAAACAGCCCGGCAGTCTGGCCTGCTATGGCTATAAACGAATTCGCCCCCGGAACGGCCCAACGCGCTTGGCTTTCGAGTATCCCATAACTCTGCCAGTTCGGGATTGTGATGATCCCGGTCGCACCAAATGTCCAATTCGAAGTTACAGGATGATCGTACCCCCCTGACGCTATGTCACTCGCAATCACGCAACTGGTGCAAGATACCGAATCCGACCGACCATAAGCATACGCGCCGGGAGACAACCCTGTGCCGGTACTACCCGTGTCCTGTATCGTGACGTTGGTGCCAACAAATACCTTTGGTGTTCCAAAAATATGCCCGGTAACGGTCGTGCCGGATATGTTGACCCGGTTGATCGACGAGCTTTGAAAATCAAGAGTTCGGAAGGTGCCGCCCGTAATGTTGATCGTGCCTATCATCTTGTCGATTTCGACAACGCAATTTGAGGCGGTCACGTTCGTGTAGTAGAAAGTCTCATTCTGCGATGGGATAGAGCATAGGCCGCCTATGAGAGTCGCGTCGGTGAATTTGATCGTCCTGCCATTAGTCGCGAGCGAATTATTTGTGGTGTCAGTGATGGTGACACCCTGATAGTCCTGCACCGTCTCCCATGAGTCTTGCAGAAGGTACAAGGTTGCGGGACCACCGTCGTCAACCTCGAACTCATTCCCGGTACTAAACTGCGGCCAAGTCGATTTGTATGTGATCGCCAACGGAGCATCGAAACAAACCTGATGCGTGCCTGAATCCGAACTGACGACCGTCCTGTATTCAAAGAAATGCTGGTTGCTCGGAAATCCGTAAGGGGTGCCCCATATATACTGGATGTTATATCCAGTCATCTGCACCTTGGCGCCGACCGGGAACAGCGAGGTTCGATCCCCGCCAACAGTGCCGCCACTCGTGTATGTACCCGCAAATAGCGAATGAAAAAGATCAAGGTGCGTGCCGTCGACCTTGCGGGACCACCAGAGCCCGTTCGTGCTATTGTCCAAGCCACCTGTAGCGACAACGCCCTGAACGAATACCGCGTCTCCATCCGTGTACCCAGTCGTGGAGTTGACTGTGAGCCGTACAACGCCGGTTCCGGTTAATGCTTGGCTGGAAAGTGTTTGCGTTGCATTGACAGTGTATGTGCCTGCACCCCCACTGCCGCTCCCGAACGCTGTGATGGTCGTGTACGTAATGGGCGTGTTGACGCCGATGGTGGAACCTGACCCTCGAACGATTTGGCCGATCGCAATCGTGCCCGTAACCGATGAAGCGGTTAGCGTCGTTCCGGAAATGCCTCCGGTGAACGAGGCGTCCCCAACACTGTTGGAAACATTGGAGACCGTCGCAAGCGGCTGCGTGATCAGCGTGACGCAGCTATCGCCCGCCGTTGCCGTTGCCGTTCGGACGCTATGTTTGTTGTCCTGATATTGCCCGCGACCGCCGAGCCGTAGCGGAGTTGAGCTGGTGTTCGTGAGCGCCCCGCCGGAATATCCAGAATAAATGAAATTCTTGATGCCATCGAAGATAAAGAAATTGCCGGATGTTAGTGTCGTTAGTTTGCAATTAAGCCCATCCGCCAACAGCTTGACTTGGCTCGATCCCTGATTAGCCAGCGCCCACGTCCTGAACGACACAAACGAAGCTGTGTCGTCGGCCACGCCATTGCACGTAGCCAATGGAGACGTACAAGGCCCCGATGCTCCCACCGTAACCCCCGTGACAGGGTTGCATGTGATCTGTGGCGTAACAACAGCCGAACCGTGTGTCCATCCTGCAACGACCAATAGTATGAAAATAAGAAAGGGTAGTTTTTTCACACTCACCCGCCAATAATCTTGCCGCCACCGCCACCAATCGCTGGTGGTGTTATAGTCGCGGAATTACCTCCGAAATTAAACGAATTGGTAACGGTCGGTTGCGTGCCGGTGAAGATAATGTTGTGCAAACCACTCCACTGGATCGTTGAACCAGACGCAGATACTATCGTGGCAACTCCGCTATTCACACTGCCTGGGGCGATTAGAATCTGATTTGTCGACGTTCCGACCCAATTAAAGGCGTTTGTGACTGTTTGCGTCCCGCCTTGAGGAAAGAAAACTGAATTAGGGGCACCGATATTGAGCGTAGCGAATGTGTTGTTGCTAAAAACATTGATCGCTCCACCGCTACTGTTCGCGCTAAACGTAACGGTATTGTAGGTTTTTCCACCCCCGTCAAATTGAAGAAAGCCAGTTCCGACACCTGTATAAGCGATTGTCGATCCATTAGCATTCAGTGTTAGCGTACCGCCGCCTGCGCTGGCATCCCATAATGTGCCGTTGTTCGAATTGTCGGAAAGAGTCCACGTTCCATTTCCAAGATTGACCGTTTTAGTACCAGACCCGCTACATCCCATTGAAGGACTGGCAGTCAACGTAACGTTTTTATTATTTGCGCTCCAGTCCAGGGTGCCACCAAACGTCCCACATACAATCCTCTGAAGGTTAATAAGATCAATCGTAACAGTGACGGTCCCTCCTCCCGAGGCGCTGTCAAATGTTGCGATATCTCCAGTATTCATCGGAATACTACTAGTAGCTGCACAGGTTCCGGGAACTCCACCAGTAGAACTAGCCCATGACGAAATATTAATAGCTGTAAAACTACCTGTTCCACCTACCCAAAAACAGTTAGCAGCCGCGTTTGCTTTAGTAATAAATAAAGATACAAGAAAAAGAAGTGCAACACGCATAATAATTTTCATTGCTGCACCCATGCAATATGTCCTGCTAGCGGTGTTGCTGCCGAAGTGATTAAGCATAAATCTACATTAGTTCCTGCTGTAGCAGCTACAGCGAAACCACCATTACCCATAGAAACACCACCATTTGCTGCAAAATTAGGACCATTAGCAGCAGTAGTACCGCCAACTACACCAGCAGTGCCACTACCACAAGTACCGCCTGTACCTTCCACTATACCCACATTATCAGCAGCAGCCGAAGTTAGAAGCATATAACAAACATATGTCTTTTTTGACGCCGCTGGAGCTACAATGCGCGTTGTAGTGACTGTAGTAATACTAATTGGTGTATAAGTTTTAGCTACAGTCTGACAAGGATCGCCAATTTGACCAACTAAATTGCCACCAACATTTAAACCATTATAGCTTGCATTAGCAGGAACAGCAGCGGCCGTAGCACCAACCCCAACTTGTGAGGATGTAAGAGCTACTAAATTTGTAGTACCGGGCGTAGTTTGATCTATTCCAACTTTACCAATAATAGCAGAACCGGCAGTTAATGAACCAATAGCATTAGTTCCTGCTGGAATAGCACCAGCAGTGTTAGAAATAATAGTATCTAATTTAGTTAATTCAGAAGTCTGGTTAGCTGCTGTAGCGACACCTGTAACTGTAATAGTGCCGCTTACTGGAACAACTGTACCACTTGCAATACCTTGAATAGTAATCACATTAGTATTAGCAGTACCAGCAGTACCTAAAATACTAGCTCCTGTAGAGCCTACTAAATTAACACCCTGAGATTGAACACCAGCACCAATATCGATTGTACGCATCGTAACTCCCGTACCGGGAGTTAAAATGACTGCATTATCTGCTGCTTGTGCTAATGTGGGTAAAAGGAATAATAAAGCTAATAGCTTTTTCATTTAAATTACCGTGATATATTGGCTGTTACAAGCATCTGTAAAATCTAATGAATTAGAACAACTAGGACCAACACCAGTAGCACCTTTACCAGCTTTTAAAAGTGGTAGAAATCCTGCAAAAGCAGCAGTTGAAAGAATTACAAAAGCAATGATTAAAATTGTGCGTATGACACAGCACCGGACATTTGAACAGCAGCCGAAGTAGTAGCGCAAAGAGCATTACCTTGAGGAACTAAAATAACAATCCCCATACCATCACCCTTAGAAATACCTGCCTGAGCAGTTAGGGGATATGGTCCAGTTAAGCTAGTAGTACCTGTACCGCAATTAGTACCAGTGCCGTAAACTAATGTAAAATTACCTGTACCTCCTGAAATAACATCCCAAGAGGTAACAAAAATAGTTTTACCATTAACAAGAGCAACTAATTGAGTAGTTGTAGCTGTAGAAATATTAATCGGAACTGAAGTTGCTGCTTGCACAGCAGGAACACAATTAGTGCCATTAGTAGTATAACAACTAGCTGTTCTACTTTGTGCTAAGGCAATTGTGGGCAAGAGTAATGCCCACAATAAGATTAGGAGCTTTTTCATTGAAGTGGCGCCAAGCAAACGGTAACAGTAACGCCAACAGATGATTGAATTGCATCAGCAAAATCAACAGCTAATCGATTACCAGCCGCAAGATTAACAACACCAGCCGTAGTAACTAATGCACCTGTTTGAGTAGTGTTGGCTGTAGCATTTAAGTTAAAAGCAGTAGATAACAAATCAGTACCAGCACCGGGAGCGGCAGTACCAGTATCTTTAGTTACCTGAAGTGTAGAGGTTCCGCCAGCAGCTACAGAATGAATTTCACTGATACTTATTACTCGCATTGCACGAGTAGCAATAAAAAATACTTGATCTACCGCAGTAGTAGGTGCAGCGGCAGTAGCTCCTGTAAAATAATAAGTGGGGCAAATAAGGCCACCATTAATAGCGTCAACCGTTTTATTAAGCTGATTGCCATTAGGGCTAATAAAACCATTTGGATATTTAAGAAGCAACTGAGAACTAGCATTAGCCTGTTGAGCATGGCTTAAGCTAGGAAAACAAGCCATCATTAAAGCCGCAAGCAATAATTTTTTCATAATAATTTGTTCCTATATAAAAATAAAAGGGGCTAAAAGCCCCTTAATTACTGTGTACGGTGCCAAATGCCAACAGTGGCGCTTGTCTTACTATAAATATATCCAAAACAAGAGGCGGCACCAGTAACAACAGGAACAAGCATTGCAGTTGGTGCTGTAGTGCTAAAAGTATTGCCAGTGCCAGCGCCGCTAGTAAGAGTAGTGACAATCTGAGTACCGCAGATGCCAATACGTTGACCATTAAGCATGGTGCTTGAAGCAGCAGGAAGATTAATGGTTAATGCTGCAATAGTACCAGCAGGAGTAACAATAAGTTGGCGCGTTTGAGCATCAACTGTAATAGTATCACCAGTAACAGGAGTAGTAACAATAAGCTTACCGCCACCTAATGACTGAATATCAATTTTAGCACTCTGCACACCACTTGCGCCAATATTTGTATCAACTGGAAGAGTTTCGTTACCAGTTAATGCAGGACCGGCAGGAACAGTCAAAGTACAAACGTTATTGTTGGTACTGGCGCAATAAGACGGTCCATCAATCTGCGGAAAATTAGGCGCAAAAGTCTGAGCCATTGCGAGAGAAGGAAATGCAGCAACAGCAAGAACTAAAAGTAATTTCTTAAGCATGTAAATACGTCCTTTTGGGGTTTATCCGACTAGTTTAAGTTTAACAGGTGAATTTTCTAATATATCATCAACTTTAGATTCATGCTCAATGGTTTTAACCACTTCTTTCTTATCAGGTTCCACAAACTTAATTTCCATAAACCTAGGTTGATTGTTTATTGTTGTACTGATGGAGTCTTTAGCAATAAATCCTTGTATGTCTGCGTATAAGCGAAGTGCTGCAAGCCTATCTTTTGCTTCAGCAGCATATCGGTTTTCGCCATTAAAAATAATGCGCTCTTCTGAAAACTCCAGCAGCTTACGAGACAATGCAGCCTTGTCAAGCAATTCTTCCTTGACAGCAGTAATCGCTGAATATTCTTCTTTTGCTTTAATAACTACAGGGTCTTCAAGCCATTTGGTCGATGCCCACAATGCTTTATTAGTTTCTTTGCCAAATATTGAGCAAGCCGCCTCGAAACTATTCTTGAAATTTTGAGCTAATGCTATACCAAATGCTTGTTTTAATTCTTCATCATCTTTCCAAGATGGAATAACATTCGTAACTTGCGGGGGAGTTACGATAAAATTAGTGATAAATGTGTGCCAGTTAGGAACCATATACCCACACATAGCAAAGCCCGTTGGCACATTCAAGCACCAACGGGCCTCATTTCAGCTACCGGACTCCCATGCAGCAGCTAAAACACTCTCACAATCAAGGCACCATCATCATCAATCTGATCGTTGTCAACATCAGCCGTAACTGACTTAGCAACATATTGACGAATTTGAATACGCCTAAGCAGTTGAGTAAAGTTTGCACCTTCAATCGGCTTATCATCTCCACCTAATTGAATAGTGTTATCTGAATTACGCCTAAACTCCTTAACCGTGACTTGGTCTAAAATTTCCTCACCCCTATCATTGTGGGCAGGAACAGACCAATATTGGTTTAAACGTAAGACTTCGCTATTAACCTTAGCCATTAATTCATCAACAGTTTGATTTGGTTCAGTAACGATAAATAATCCGCTACCAATTTCAAGATCATCAATTTGTGGATAGGGAGATACAAAGTCATCCTTAAGTAATAAGTCGCTTATGTCGTGAATAACTTTAGGTTCAACATCCCATTTCTTTTTGCGTGCTTGCTGCGGCTTACTAGTGGAGTGAACTGAAACAATATCTTCACTAGGACCACCTTCAACACGCTTGCCGCTATGCTTAAGCTTTTCCTGTGAGACTACAACAGGATGTGTTTCAGTAGTTTTATTAGACTGCGGCTGTTCAAATTTCTGATCCGGCTGATTGACGTTTACCGGCTTGTCATGATCCTTAGGATTATCAGCGGTGCGCTGTTCCATAGCCCTAGTCCCTTTGTGTGGAAAGAATGGGCAGCTAACGCAGGAGCTTGAAAAGGGTTCCCCTGCCATCCGGGGGAAGATGGCAGGGGCGGGAGGGCACTTGGA